CGTTTGGTGAATATCCTGACGGAAGAATAAGTGTATCAGTTATTCCGACTAACATAGTGTTCCCTGAATTTAACCCACATAATACAAAGCAACTTGATAAGCTGACTATTATGTATGTGTATAAAAAGCAGGTAAAAGTCGGCGTAGGTTTTAAGACACAAGAGCAAGAAACTCTATTTAGACAGGTTTGGACAAAAGACACTGTTGAAACTTTTGACGGTGATGTGAAACGTACAGATAAGAATAAGTATGGTGTTATACCTTTTGTACAAATTAAGAATTTGAGTATTGCAGGTAAGGTTGAAGGTGTTGGTGACCTTGATGATATTATTCCTTTGAATGTGGAATACAATCTAAAGCAGTCAAATGTTTCAGAAATTATCAGTTATCATTCAGCTCCTATTACAGTTGTTTATGGTGCAAAGATAAGCAATATTGAAAAGGGAGCTAATAAGGTATGGGGTGGACTGCCGAAAGACGCTAAGGTAGAAAACCTTGAACAAAAAGGTGACGGTGGTACTGCAAAAGATTATATCACTAACTTAAAACTTGCAATGTGTGAAATTGGTGGCGTACCTGAAACTGTTTTAGGTGGAGCACAAGCAATAAGCAATACAAGTGGTGTAGCACTCCAATATATCAACTTACCATTGATTGAAAAAACCCGAATTAAGAAAATGAACACCGAAACAGGACTTGAAAAAGTTAATAAAATGATTATTTTAGTAGCTTTGTGTGAAGGTATCGTGAAAAAACCCGAAGGAATTACCAACAGAGATTTTTTCCATACGGAAGTTGAGCTTGCTGATACACTTCCGAAAGATACTCTTATTGAATTACAACAAATTCAAATGGAGATGTCTATGGGTATTGAAGATAGATACGGAGCAATGAAACGTATGGGACGTGAAAACATTGAAGAATACATTAAGCGTGTGGACAAGGATAGGGAAGAACACCCTGATATTTATAGCTCTGCTTCAAAAAATAAGAGTGAAAATGGCAATCCGTCATTGAACAGTGGCATAATGAATGGCGAAACCGCCGCAGAACATATGAGAATAGCCTTAAACGGCAAGAATGGTAATGACTAATACAACTACATACCTAAGCAATTAAATCGCTTATAGATAAAAATAACACATATTTTAGAAAAATTTTTTGTAAACTACTTTACAAAATCTACAATGTGTGTTATTTTTATTATGAAACTTAATATTGGAGGTAAAAATTTATGTTTACAAAAAGCAGAAAGAACGCAGAAAAATTTAGTCGTATCATTACTGGACTACTACACAAATCCTTTGCAGATGAAGGTGACGGCAACGGTGGACAAGAACCACCAGCACCACCAGCACCACAAACACCTGCACCAAACCCCTCTCCAACTCCGCAACCGACAGAACCTTCTCAAATAAATTATGAGGAGCTAATTGCGAGAGCGAGAAAGGAAGAAAAGGATAAACTTTACATTCAAATTAAGACTTTAAAGGACGATTTGAAAGAAATGACTAAGCAGAACAACAAGAATTTGTTAGAAGCAGGTACTTTAAAGGCTGAAATTGACAATTTGAAAAATGGCGGCGATAGTGAAGAAGTTACAACCTTGAAGAATAAGATTAAGGAACTTGAAGGCACTATTGAAACATTAAAGCAGCAGTCAACTGATGAAGAAACAATCAGGCAACAAGTTGAGCAGGAATATGAAGTTAAACTTTACAGAACTGAACAGCTTGTTAAAGATGAAGTCAAAGACGCTATCTTACCTATGTTTATGGAAACAGTTACAGGTGCTACGAAAGAGGAGATTGACGCTTCGATTGAAAAGGCTAAAGAGCTAACTCAAAAGGCTAAAGAGCAAATGGGTGTAGTAAGCACCCCAACTCCGAAAAAAAATCCTTCGGGTGACACAAAGCCGTCAGTACCAAGTGTAAACCCACAAAATCCAATGAATACGTTTGGGGACACAAGTTTAGAAGATGTGAGAAATCTTGACCCAGCGTCACCAGAATATGCTGAATGGCGTAAGAAAATGGGATTGAGATAAAAATTAAAGGAGGAAATCTTAAAATGTTTAACAAGAAATCTATTTTTAAGAGTTTTATGTCTAAGGCGTTGGCAAAAAACGCAATGAAGGCATATGCAGACTCAAAAGTAACAACAGCAGGTGCTACTGAAAACGGCGGTGTTGTTTTCAGTGACGCTATCAGAACAGTTTATTCAAAGGAAATTGAATTTAAGGCACTACCTGTAATGCGTTTCTTGCAGTTTGCTACAAAGAAAACAGAACTTGGTGTAAATGCAGGTCTTACAATCACTATGCTTACATATGATAACCTAAAGCGTGGCGGTGCATTGAAAGAAATGCAGAATATGACAACACAAGCAATGTCAGGTTCAACAAAGCAAATTACTGTAACAGAATATGGTAATGCAGTAAGTACGACTGAAAAGCTAATTCAGTCATCTTTTGATGATATTATGGCTGAAATGACAACTCTACTTTCTCGTGACTATGCGATTACAGTTGATTGCGAATTGAGAGATACAGCTCTTTCAAACACAAAGAATGTTGTTTACGGCGGTAAGAAAACTACAAGAGCAAGTCTTACAGCAACAGATACTTTGAATGTTGCAGCAATTAAGGACGCAGTTGAAATTCTTTCAACAGCAGACGCTCCAAAGTATCAAGGTACAAACTGGATTTGTTTTGTACACCCACATCAGAGCCGTACCCTAAGAGATGACCCAGCTTGGGTAAATGCTTCAAATTATGGTGCACCTATGCAACTATTTACAGGTGAAATCGGCAGAATTGATGATGTAAGATTTATTGAAACATCTCTTATGTGTAACGGTGCAGTAGCAGAAACAGAGGAGTCATACAATGCTGACCTTGTTAAAGGTGCAGGTGAAGAAGGTTCAAAGAACGCTGTTCCTGTATATCAAGCTCTACTATTTGGTGACGCTTACTATGGTATTGCAACAGCACTATCTGTTGAACTAAGAGATAATGGTGTTGAGGACTTCGGAAGAAAGAGAAGTCTTGGCTGGTACTCAATCTTTGGTACAGGCTTGCTTCACGATAAGTACGGCGTAGTTATTGAAACAGCCTAAAATTTCGGATTTAATCGTGTTATAATTGTTGTTTAGGAGGAAATAAAAATGGCAGGTAAAATCGTTAAAAAGCCTAAGGCAGACGCTGAAAATACAGAAGTTGTTGAAAATGCAGAAGTAGCTGAAACTACAAAAGCAGAAGAAACAAAGGGTAATGCAGAGTTTAATGTTCCTACAAAGGTGGAACAAAAGGCTAAGGAAGAAAATACAGGCATTGTAGCAGGCACTAAACCTGTAAAGGTGTGTCCAGCTACTGATTATGACTGTTGTATCGGTGGCACATATTATCATCTAAAGAAGGGTGTAATTGTTGAAGTGCCACAAAATGTTAAGGATATACTTCAAAGAGGAGATATGCTTAGACCATTCTAATTAAGGTAGGGGTGATATGTTATGACAACAGCAGATTTGATAAGATATTTGCGTTTGAGTGTTAATGTTCAGTTAGAAGATAGCACTGAACGTGACGAATTGTATCTAAAACTGTCTGATGAAGATTTAACACTATACCTTAACCTTGCAAGGACAAGAGCCTTTGCAGATGAAGATTTAAGTGACTTTCCCGAAGAATATATGTACCCTCTGTCAATTTTGGCAAGGCGTGAATTGTACTTAGCTTTAGCTATACGTCACGCTAACTACGTAGATATAGGTGCAGATGACAATAACTATTTGAAAAAATCTCAATGGTTTAACCATTATATGACCTTAGTAAATGCTATGGACGGAGATTGGGACAAATATTTAGATGAAGGTGGTGCAGGGAGTAATACTCTCTGCTCCGCAAGTACCTATTTATCTAATAGATACTATACACCTTATAACTATGAAAAGGCAAAAATGCCTACATTAAAAGCTAAAATTGACTCGGTGGAAGATAGCTCAATAGAAATATCTTGGAAAGCAACATATGATAGGCACTTATGCTATGAGATTTATGTATCAACATCTCCAATAGCTGACAGTTATGCTTTAACTGGTGAAATATCACCTTTAGCTAAAAAGGTATCAACCATTACTGACCCTCATAAGAAGCGTTGTAGAATAGTGAATTGTGAAAAAGGTGCAACTTATTATATACTTGTATGCTTACTTGATTGGACAGGACGTTCTGCTTATTCAGAGTTGACCGCAACCATACCTGATGATACAGATACATCTGATGATGTAGAAGAAGTATCATTATAGGGGGGGGGTGAGAAGCTATGGGTAAAATACCTGAAATAACTGACTTGAATGAAAGAGCCTTTTTGGACGGTGTGCTTGAAGTTTATCAAGAGATTTTCTCTCAAGAAGTACCCTTTTACTTTTTGGACAGAGAAAAGACTGATATAAACCCTTACGGCGAAACAACACAAAAAATCTACAAAGAGCCTGTTTACTTAACGGCAAGGGTTCAGTTGGAAGCTAAAGATGGTGAAAAGGCGATAAATCGTACCTACCTCACAGCTAAGATAACTGTTCCTACTCAAAGTTTTTGGGACAATAATATTGCTGTTACAGCTAAGGATATAGCAGAAATGAGAAAAGGAAAGTTTGTATTTAACAATATGGACTTTGAGATTGTTCGTGTACAACCACGAACACAAATAAATAACACATACATTGTTTACAAGTTTTATTGCCGTGAAATATTTGACGAAACAGATTATGGACGTGATTGTGAAGTTAATTATGACGGCACTGACTGGGGTGACGAGTTATGAGTTTTAGACGTGCTTGGGGAAACACAGGACAGTTTGCTAAAGCAGGTTTTGTGTTTCATAAGGCAGGTGAATGGGACGCTTGTGGTATTGCTTTAAACCAGTTGGCAGGTGCAGGAGCTGAAATAGCTGACGCTATGGACGAGCTTGCACAAATAGTTGTTGACGCTGTAAATGCTACTAAAGAGAGTGGTGACTTTGTAGCAAACTCTCCGATTACAGTAAGACTAAAGGGTAGCTCAACACCTTGGGTTGACGGTACACAAGATAGGACAACAGGTGAAGCAGTTGCTATGTCAGCAGGACGTGGTGGTTATATCATAATGCTTAGTGGCGACCAACAGGTTGTAAGTTGGGTAGACGGTGGCACAAGTAAAGCACCAGCACGACCTTTATTTCAAAAGGCTTGGGAGCGGTGCGAGGCTGACGTAAAGGCAAGAGCCAATGAGATTTTGGAAAGGGCAGTGGGTGAGTAACAATGGAAGTAGCTTCGGTTTGGAAAGAAGAAATAAACAGAGCACTTATGGTTTATACTCAAAAAGCTGTCGTTCTTGACCGTAATGGTAGCCCATATAAAGTGCCTGTTCAGATGAGAAAGCCTGATGAAACTCTTAAATTAGAAGCATATCCTTGTATTACTTGGTATAATCTTATGGACTTGTCAAACACCGACAGGACAGATAATGTCGAATATACATATATCAATAAGGAAACAAAGGAAGCAATAAATTACTACTTGCCTATACCTTTTGATATGTATTATCAAATTGACTTTTGGGGTAAAACTTGGACAGATGTGGATAATATGTCTAAGAAGTGGTTACAGAGTTTACCACCTTATAGTAGGGGTAAATTCTTTAATTTACCTGTAAGAAATTCAATAGGTAATCTTACAAGCGTTTTATGTATTCAAAAGGATATTTTAAGGCGTAGAGATACTTTGACACAAGGTGACAAAGATATACACTCAACCATTACTTACTCAATACAAGGCTATTTAGGCAGGACTTATAATGAGCATAGTGGTTTAATTGAAACAGTAATACTAAGTAAGGAGGGCTTCTAAATGTCTAAAGTTTTTATTAAGGATATTGCAAATAAACCTCATAATCTATCATTAAAAGATAGCACAGCACTTCGCATAAGTGCTTATGAAAAGGTTGAGGTTGAAGAACACCTTATTACAAAGGTGATATACAATGAAGTAAAAGCTGGAAGGCTTTTAATCATTAAACCAAAAGCAAAGCCTGTACCTGTTTCGGTAACTGTCGAAACACAGCAGGCTGCTGATAATTCTTCTTCTGAAAAAGTGACGACTAAGAAGAATAACACTAAGTCACAGAAAAATAATAATGGAGGTAATAAAAATGGCTAATGCAAAGTATTCATATCCTGACGTGTATGTAAATCGTCAGACTGTCGTTACAGCTCCAGCAACAGAGTCATCTTCGTATATAGGTGGCTTTATTGGTAAGGCTGAACGTGGTGTAAAAAACACGCCAGTGCTTATTACATCTTGGCAAGAGTACATTGAAGCATTTGCAAACGGACTAACAAGTCCTTTTACATCTTCAAGCTATCTTGCTTATGCAGTTTATGATTTCTTTCAGAACGGCGGTAGCGACTGTTACGTTTTGAGTGCGTCAGACGGAAAAGATACAGTTTCTACAAACACTGTAAGTGGTATGACAGTAACAACTGTTGACACAGGTGCTTGGAGTGACGGAAGGGTATTCGTTGAAGTTGCTACTTCAACAGTAAGTGGTGCTTTTGACGTAAAGGTTTATTTCGGTGAACAAGCTAATAGCGACTCTCTTGTTGAAACATTCACATCAGTTACAAACGATACTGTTATCGCTACTATAAACAATAACAGTGAGTATATCAAGGTTACATCAACAGGTGAAGTAACTCTTGAAGTAACAGCAGCCACAGCTCTATCAGGCGGTAAAGATAGTGGTAATATCGCTGATTACAAGACAATTTTGAAGAAATTTGATGTAATTGATGATGTAACAATGTTGTCTATTGTTGACGCTACAAAGACAGATAGTAAGCACCTTTTGGAATACTGTACAGGAAACACAAGAATACACGCAATCTTGTGTACAGAGTCTGAAACGGCTACAAGTGATATAGTTGCTGAAGAAATTGCTTTCTTAGATAAAGGTAGAGGTAACTACTATTATCCTTGGGTAACAATTACTGACCCTATCACTTATGAAACAAAGACTGTACCAAACGTAGGTAAAGTACAAGGTACAATTATTCGTATGGCTCTTGAATATGGCTATGCTAAAGTACCAGCAGGTACAAACGCAACACTTACAGGAGCAATCGGACTTTCAACTATTCTTGATAAGACAACCGCAGGTAAGCTAAATGAGCTAAATGTTTCTTGCCTAATGGATAAGAAACAATATGGCATTTGTATTTGGGGTGGACGTTCTCTATTTGAGAATGGCAGATATATTTCAAGTATTTTGCTTGAAACACTTATCACTCGTGACCTTGAAGATTTGCTACAACAGTACATCTTTGAGCCAAACAACCCAACTACTTGGAGTAGCGTAAGACGTAGCATTTCATCTTACCTAAAGAGTCTATGGGAAGCAAACAGTTTTGAAGGCTCAACAGAGGCAGAAGCCTTTTCAGTAATTTGTGACGCTACAACCAATACGGCTAATAGCATTGCAAAGAAAGAATTAAATGCAACTGTTAAATACAGAGAGAAAGATTGTGCAGAATTTATTATAATCAACCTTTCTCGTTCAATGCAGTAGAAAGGAGATTTGAACTTATGAACATCACAGCTCTTTTAAAAGCACTTCCAAAGTCAGAAGCATATGTGCATAGCACGGCAACTGACCCACTACAACAGTTTATGTTCAGTGTTAAATTTTACAATTTTTCTAAAGATGGTAAAATTTCATCTTCAAAGGCTGAAAACACTAAAATCGGTTTCCAAAAGGTTTCAGGACTTTCAGCCGACTTAAACGGTGTAGAATATCACGAAGGTTGTACAAACTACCCTGTAAAACTTGCAGGTAAGGCTTCATTCGGTGAGGTAACAATGGAAAAGGGTGTTGTTCCTTCAACAAGCTCAAGTTTGAGCACAACAAAGAATGTTCTTGACTTGCTTGCAGAAACTTGTAGCGACTCAACATCACGAATGGACGTTGACATTAATGTACTTGGTCGTGATGGTAAGGTTCGTATCAAATATATTTTGAATAATGCCTTTATGTCAAAATGGGAAGCACCTGACCTTGACGCTTCCAGTGATGACGTGGCAATAGAAAAAATTACATTGCAATATGATTATCTTACATATGAAATTCCTGAAGATGAAACTGGTTCATTTGAGAACTGGAGTCCTTCAGGATTGATTAAGTCTGAATAAACAACATTTATAACCAACAAACTCTGCTTTAGGTATTGCCTTTTGCAGAGTTTTGTTGTATAATGAATTTGTAATAAAATTAAGGAGGTATGTAGTAATGGCTACATTAAAGAAAAAAGACGTAATGAACGCAAACGAAGTAATTGCACAGGTGGCAGAAGAACGTAATGCTGCTCCAAAAATGAGTGACTTGCAGGACGAATATGATTTGATTGCAGGTTACACTGACGAAAAAGGTAAGCTACACAAGACTTTCTCAATTCGTCCTCTTAACGGTGAAGATGAAGAAGTTATCAGCAGACACAAAAACAGCCCTACGGTAAAGCTATATAATCTACTTTTGAGCAGATGTTTGCTTACACTTGGGGATATTGATTTTCAGAGTTTGTCAAAGAGCAACAGAGAAGAAATTCTTAACTCTATGTACACAGCTGATATTGATGTAATCATTCTCCGACTAAGAGAGGTATCAGTTGGTGAAGAATTGGAACTAATACATAAATGCCCTAAGTGTGGACAGAGCATTACAACAAGATTGTCGGTTGATGAAGTAAAGGTTGTACCTTGGGACGGCGAAAGGGGTATTCCTTTTGAGTTGCCTGTTGGTATCAGAGATGAACAAGGTAATGTACATAAGACAGGTATAATTCGTTATTCAACTAACGGTGACAGAAACAGATTTGCTCCAATCGCTCAGAGAGATTTTGCTAAGGGCAAGACAATTATGATATTGAACTTGACTGAATTTGATGATGATTTTGAGTTGACAGAGCAAATTGTTCGTAAGATGACAATGAGAGATAGAGAATACCTAATCAAGTTGTCGGCTGAAAATCAATTCGGTTTGGATTTAAAAATTCCAGTAGAGTGCCCTGAATGTGGCAACGAATTTGAAGGCGGTTTGAACATAACAAATTTTATTTAAACCACCCTACCTACTGGTTGGAATTAATTATTGGTTACATAAGCATTGATGAAATGTGGGTAGAAGCTCACGTCATTGCTTATGTATACCATTGGGATAGAAATACTATTCTAAAACTTTCAAGAGGTGAACGCAGAATGTGGTATGATTTAATAATGAAGCAGAAGAAAGCAGAAAATAGAAGCAGTAGTTAATCTTTAAAATACCTCTCAAAATAATAGGAGAGGAGAACGCTTAATATGGCGGCGAGTGAATATGGTTTAAGTATTGTCTTGGACTTTCAGGACAATGCAACGGCTGGTATGCAATCAGCTTCAAGTGCATTTAGTAGTTTGTCAGGAAGTGCTGATAAACTCTCTATGGGTATAGGTGGCACTGCAAGCAGCCTACTTGATATGAATACATCTGTTGTTGGTATGAGCGTTCTTGGCTCTCAATTTCAGAATATGGGTCAAAGTGTATTAGGAGTAATGAAAGATATAGGGTCTAAAGTAGTTGATACTTCGTCCTCTTTTGAGAACTTCCAATTAACCTTGAAAGCATTATACGGGGACGCTGACAAAGCAAGCAAAATAACAGATGATTTGTTTGCTTATGCTAACAAGTCACCTTTTGAGGTAGAAGATTTGCAGGGTATGGTTGTTACTCTAAAGTCACAGGGACTTGAAGCCTTCGACCAAATGATTGGTAAGACAACAGGACTTAGACAAGAAACAATGGCTTGGATAGGTGACTTACAGGCATTTAGACCTAATACAACTGCATTAAAATGGAAACAGGCTATCCAGAACTTTTTAAGTGGTGATGATAATGTTTCGGCAAAAATGCTTAGAAATATTCTTGACGTTGGTGATTTGTCTAATTATTTAGGTCACGATTTGCATAAGACTGTTGAGGGGCGTATGCAAGACCTTATTGAAATAGTAGAAAAGACAGGTATGGCAGGTATGCAAGATACTTTGTCAAATACTTGGTCTATTGTACTTTCAAATATGGCTGACGCTTGGACTACTTTTACATATAGGATAGGATTTGGAAACAAAGAGAATAATATGTATCGGTCAGCTACAAATGCAGTGAAAAATCTTCTTGAAGTAGAAAAATCCGTGTTTAGTGATAAGACTATAATAAACACAACATCAGAAGCTCTGTATGGGTTAATACACCCAGCAGAAAAGTTTACAGAAGTATTAAAAAATATAGCACCAGCTATGACTACTTGGCTAAAAAATAACCCACAGGTAATTAAGTTTGGCACAAACCTTACTGTTGTAGGTGGTGCAGCTTTAGTAGCAATGGGTAGCCTACTACGTTTAAGTGGTGCTGTTATCAACTATATGCTGAATGTACAAAGACTTGGTGGCTTTATAGGTATATTTAATATGCTTGGAAATTCAATACAGGCTCTTACGTTTAGAAGTATTGGTTGGGCTTCTGCATTAGGCTTACTTGCAGTCGTTCTTACAAGAAACTATGGCAATATCAGTGGACTTTTCGGAACATTAAGTAAGCAAGCTAAAAGTTTATTTAGTGAAATTTCAAATAGTCTATCACAAGGTAAGACCCTAACACAATCTTTAATTGATGTAGGACTACAACCTTTAGTTGACGGTTTGAACACCATAAAGACGACATTAAAGTCCATTGGTTCAGGTGTATACAATGGCATAGCAGAAGCACTTGGTGTTTTTGGTTTTCATTCAGAAAAGATTGAGGAAGCAGACTTTAATTTAAAGACTATGCTTAACCATTTAGGTGAAGCAATGTCTAATAAATTTGGTGAAGGTTTTCAGGAAAAGTGGGGTGGTACTATTAATACCTTTGGTAGAATGGCAGGTGCTTTCATTGTTGCATATGGTGGTAGCACCTTACTCGCAGGTGGTTTAAAACTACTTGGTGGTGCTGGTGCGAGCTTACTTACCAACTTTAAAGTAATAGCTACAACACTTATGTCACCAACTGGACTTATGGGTTTAGGTTTGGGCACAATAGTGGCAGGATATAAGAGTGACTTTTTGGGTTTAAAAGATGTAGTATCACCTATGGTGGATAATATTAGGTCACAAATGAAAACTCTTAAAGAGTCATTCGGAGCTAAAAATTCAGAGGGAAAGAATAACATTATTGATGTTATATCAAAGAAAATTCAAGATTTTAATAAAAAATCTAAGGATAAATCTTTCCAACAACCTATTACTCAATTTATGTCTGACGGCACTTCAATGGTAAGTGATGTTATGTCCCACGGTATATCTATGGGTGAAGCACTCGGTCAGGGTATATCGGCAGGGTTACTCTTATTTGGAGGCCCTATTCAAAAAGCTATTGGAGCAATAATGTTTGGCTACTCATTCAATATAGGAAATTTACAAGAAGGTGTGCAGAAGTTTGTACCACAGTTAATTAATGCTAAAGATTTACTTTTGGAAATGTCAACAGGCTATGGACAAAAATCAGTAAAACTTGCAGATAAGTTTGGCTTAACACCTTTTGCAGAGGGAATTGTCAACGCTAAGAGAAACATAGAAAATATGTGGGCTTCTTTTACAAATGGTTTTCTAACAGCTAACCCTGTTGTAGCCGACACAATGCGTAAACTTTTCGGAGAAGATTTAGATTTAAGCGTGAACGGTATTTTAAATAAATTTGGGGAATTATCTGAAAAGGCAACAAATTGGTTAAGCAATACAACTATTTTTGGAAAGAGCCTTATGGAAGTGCTTGGTGGCATTACTTCTAAGGCAACTTTAGCTGTACCGCTTATTGCAGGTTTGGGTATGGCAAGTAAATTGATAGGCTTTGATGTAAGCCCTATAACAGGCGGTTTAAACTTGATTAAGAGTGGCTTTAGTCTTGTATTGGACGGAGCAAAAACAACCGCAGTAGGCATAAAAAACGCTTTTGTAGGGGCAAAAAATTTTGCAGTAAGTTTCTTTACTTTTGCAAGAGATACCATAAAGGACTTTTGGGCTAATGCAAGTGGTAGAGGTGGAGGTGGCAATCTCTTTGGTAATCTTCTTTCTGCCGCTCGGAATGGCTTGAGGGAAATAAGGTCAGCTCTTAATGATACTCTTGATTTTATAGAAATGGGTCTTAATTATGGCGAGAGTGCAGCAAAAGTTATAGGTGAAACTTGGAATGACGCTTTTAGAAACATAGGGGAAGGTATGACTGCAAGTGCAGGTTCTATATTAGCAGTCACAGCACAAATAGCCACAGCAGTACAGGTGTTTGAATGGCAATCACTCTATAATGGAGTAATGACAGGTTTAAAAATGTTTGGCTCTGCCGTTTTAGGTGCTTCTAAAATGGTTATAGGTTTACACGGTGTAGCTTTAGGTTTAGCTGCTATAACTATGGGAGCACTTGCTTTTGGTACTATTTCTACATCAGAGTGGCAAAATTTGAATGTCAAATTAGGTGAACAGCAAACACTTTTAGGTAAAATAAAAGTGGGTTATGAGTGGTTTACAGATAACTTATCAGGTGTTACCACAAAGGTAAGGAACTTCATAGACGGATTGGACGTACAATCACTTGTATCTAAATTTATGGGGTTACTTAGTGGCGTTGGTGACGCTTTTGTTGCAGTTATTGGTGGTGAAAACGGCACAAATGGTATCGCAGACGTAGCAGGAAGTTTAATTGATAAACTTGTTGATAGCCTTGCGAATGGTTCATCTAATATAGGAAGTGCTGTACAGAGAATATTTAATTCGGTTACATCTGCAATCCAAACTTATGCTCCTACAATCGGGCAAAATCTTGCAACAATAATGACAAATGTTATAGATTTTGTAGGTGAAAATTCAAACACATTTTTTGAAACTGCTTTTACCATTATTAACTCGTTTGTAGACGGATTGCTTGCAAATTCTGATAGGATTGCAGAAGGTGTTAGTCAGTTAGTAAGTGGGCTTGCTAATTCTATTACAAAATATGCACCTGATATAATTGGTGGGGTCAAAAACCTTATAAGTAATGTATTTAGTGCTTTAAACACAGGTGACTTAAACAATGCCATAGGAACATTGTTATTTAGCTTAATTGATAATTTAAAATCTCTTGCAAGTACATTACTACCACAATTAAAAGCTATATTTCACTATGCTATACTTGCAATAAAAAATGAGGTAATTAACGGATTGGCAGATATAGTTGGAGCAGTATTCGCTGTATCAGCAGCTCTATTGTTAATCCCTGGTGTGAGGGAAGCTGTTGCCCCTGTTACTGGTGCTCTAATGGTTGCTGGTTTAGCTTTGCGTGCTTGGGGTGCAAAAACAGAGTATGATGTTGCAAAAGCTAAAAATACCCTAACAGGTGGTCTTGCAGATATGAATGGGGCTTTAGCCGAAAATAGTGCTGCACTTGACGCTAATAAGCAGAAACGTCTTGAATGGGCTACGGCAGAGCAAGCTGAAAACTTTAAAAATGTCACACAAGGGCAGTTAAAGGCAGCGTTAGAGAATAACAATAATCTTGTAACAAATCACGGTTATGACGGATATATTCAAGATATAAATTCTTTAGAGCAAGCTCAAAATAGTCATACACTTGTATATAGGGTACAATGGAACAATGATACACAATCCTATGAAACTGTTTTACAACAATTAAAAACAGTTACAGAGGAAGGCGGTAAGCAACATACTGTTAATGTTGACTATGTAGTCAATGGACATACTGTTGAAAATGCAATGAACCAGCTTGAGCAATGGGGTAGCGAGTACCACCTTGTTACATATGAGGTAGATGACAATGGTAGTGCTACACAGGCTTTAACTGACACTAAACTGACAGTAGATGAGGCTAAACAGTATTGTTCCGAAAATGGGATAAACATTGAAGTAGATGTTGTTAAAAAGGACGGTAAGGGTGTCCACGAGATTGTTGAAGAAGAACAAAAAGAAGCCAATAGCAGTAAAGAGGTTGTTACACCTTCATACAATACAACTAATACAACAGACTCACAAAGAGTTGACGCAATGACAGAGCAATATTCTGGTTTAGGTAAAGCTATTGAAGCAGCAAGGACATCTATGGAAGGCTTAGATACTAAGTTTTATAACAATGCTGTTTTCAGTCAGTTAAAACCTGTAAATGAGGAAACAGTCAACTCGTGGAATACATATGCTGCCGCCCTAAATACAGTTAATGCAGCGACCTTAGATGTAGATAAGTTAAAATCTTTTACTGAAGCAATAAATAGTTTACCTGATGTTTCTACAAAAACTATATCTGTAACAGCTAATATATATAATCTAAATGATAGAGTAGTTAATAATCTCTCTAAATTTACTGGTGCAATAAGTATGATTAGCTGGGACACTAAAACAATAACACTAAATGCTTCGGGCAATATTGTATCGGACTCTGAAACAATGGCTTCAAATATGGAAGCATTTAATAAAGCCTATAAAGCATTACCTACGGAGTCATTAACCATTGGTGTAAATTTTAATTTTAAAGAGAGTTTAATGGGATTAGACGCAAGTTTGGCTTCCTTTACTGAAACACCTGCAAGTGTATCAATAAGTGTGACTGGTGTTGATGAGAGTAAAGGTTTAGTAGACAATTTGAAAGAGTCTATTGATAACGTAAAAAGTAAGACAGTGCTTGTATTAGCTCTTGTTTCGGGTAAGACTAATGTTGATAAACTTGCAGAGTCTATTGGAGCATTACAAGATAAAACAGTAAAAATTACAGCTAATTATACAACAAGTGGCTCAACTCCAAATGAACAAGCCTCTAAGAAATCAGTGAGTACAATAGCAGAAAAGGCAAAGGGTTTGTTTAAGGGTTTTGGAGGTCAATTTGCGAGTGGTACAGATTACTTTGAAGGTGGTACAGCTCTTATTAATGAAAAGGGTGGAGAAATTGTTGACCTACCTCGTGGCACAAGGATAATACCTCACGACCAAAGTGTTGAAGAAAGTTTTAACACAGGATACAAACTTGCAAGCAATAAGTTATCAAGTAGTATTGAAACTCTTGCACAGAGTACCTCATCAAATGTATCACATACATCTACACCTACTAAGACTGAACATAATGATTATAGTGTTAATTTTGGAGCAGGTAGCATTGTTGTAAGAGTTGATAATGCAAAGGGTGAAGCCGATTATGAAAAAGTGGCGAGAACTTTGATGAAGTACGTTGAAAAAGAGCAAAGAAGAAATGGTATGGCAAGGAGGGCTTAACAATGCCTATTTATTCAAAAGACAGGGTTGGTGTTTATACTAACCCTGTAAACACTGTTAATACAGGAGTCAGAAGTCTTTGGGATAGGGCTATTGGTACAGACTCGGCGGCAGTAATCGCAAGCACTGTAAATAAAGGTGACGATTACTGGGGCAATACCTTAAAAGAAGCCCTTGACTCTGTAAAATCTGAACAAGAAGTGACACAAAGAGTTTTAGCATTAAGTAAGGCTAAGACTAAAGGTTACATAAAGAATTTGGACACAGGGGAAATAATGCGTTTTCAATTTAACCCTGAAACTCTTGAATACGACAGAGGAGTTGAGTATGTGGATAATATAGCCCCTGCTATGGCTTATCCGCATACACAGTTTGTTGCAGGTAAAGCAAGAGAGTTTGACGTAGAGCTTTATTTAGTTGATAGGCTTATAGAGCCTTGTGGTATAATAAAAGACTATATGAAGTTTATCGGAGCTTTTTTGACACCAGAGGAAAATGTGGCTGATTGGAAACGACCGCCTGAAATGATATTTTTCTATGGCTATTTCGTAAGAAAATGTGTTCTTACGAATTTCAATATTAAAATTGACTCTATGGACGAAAGTGGTACACCAACAGTGGCACATTTCAAATTAACTTTAAGACAGGTAGGTGTTTTATAATGGCTATATATAAAGGTTCAAGATATACTTCTACACCTACCTATTATCCTGACGGAAGTGACAAGAAAATCTTTGATATAAGACAGAGATTTCAGTTTAATACAACAGGGGCAACATATCACACTTGGACTTCGGGTGATACCCTTGATTTTTTGGCTTATAAAATATATAATAATTCTGAATTGTGGTGGGCGATATTGGACGCTAACCCACAGTATCAGTCTGAACTTGATATAAAAGTAGGTGACATTGTAACAATACCTACTTTTACGGAAGTGGTGAGTAAATTATGAATGATGTAATGGATATTTCCACTACATATTGGGACTTGAGTTTTAATGGTGAGAGTATTCCTTTTGACCGTAAGCAGATGATTTTATCTATTGAGCTTACTGAAACGGTAAAAGGTGCAGATAGTGTCACCATTAAAATTGATGACCCAAATATGGAGTTTATACAAGATGATATTTACCTAAAAGATGTTCCTATGTCACTTGATATTATGTTTCAAGGAAGTGCAGAAAAGCATTGTTTTTATGGGTATATATCAGAGATAAATCCAGTGTTTCCTGATGACGGAAACCCTTACATAGAGTTATATTGTTTGGATAAAACTCACCTTATGCAGAGAGTTAAGAATACTCAAACGTGGAATAAGGTGAGGAGCATTGATGTTATCAAAGAAAAGTGTAATGGCTACGGTTGGAAGTTAGTCTATCCCGAAGATTATGAGTATATTCAACAGGACAGTATAACACAAAGTGGACAGACAGATATAGAGTTTATGGAAGGTTTAGCAAATGACGAAAGAGAATTGTTTGTAGCTAAATTAATAGGTGACACATTCTTTTATGTCCGTTTAGGACTTCTTGCAGAGCCGTCAAGTAATCTTTATTACAGAGTGGACGCTTTGAAAAATAACATATTGAAGTTTTCACCGTCCATAGATAAGGAAACGAGAAAAATTGATACAAGATATGCTGATATAAACCCCTCTACACAAGATACTGATAGCTTTTTTGCTAATGAGAAAACAGTAGCTTTGCAAACACAGGGTTATCCAGTACAAGTATCAAGTGTTGGTTATGGTAGTGTACCATATGATGACACAGAAGCTCAAAAGAATAAGAAGGATAATACTGATACAGATAAAACAGAGAGAACATACAGAGAGCAAGAGTACAACACCTTGCGTGGTGATTGTGATGTTCTCCCTACACCTGAATTACTTGCTTTAACCTATATGCAGACCATAAATTTTAGTGGGTTAGGTAAGTATTTAAGTGGTTTATACTATGTTGAGGGGATAAAACTAACCATTGATAGTAGCAATGGCTTGTCTGAAACACTCACACTTATAAAAACAGGTTTTGGTAAGACAATGAAACCTGCTGAATTAAGTGATGAAGTATCATCTAATTCTTCAACAGATTATTCTAAAGGTGATACAGTACGTTTCATTTCAGATACAGCCACTTACGCTCACGCTTCGGAAGGTGTGAAAGTACCTAACTGGGTAAGAGCTGAAACGTGGAAAGTAGGAAGTGTAGACACTGACGGTAAGTGTTTATTACTTACAGATATTGAGTCGTGGGTACATATGAATGAAGTAGAGAAGGTGTAATATGAATTTTAACGGAAAATACAGAGCATATGTTGTTGATGTAAATGACCCTGAAAATAGGGGGAGAATAAAGGTAAGTGTACCAGCAGTAACAATGGAGTACCATACTACTTGGTGCGAGCCTTGTTTCCCTTATGGTGAGTTCAGTACACCAAACGTGGGGGAGTGTGTTTGGATAGAATTTCAACAGGGGGATTTAGGTAAGCCTGTTTGGGTAGGTACTTGGTATTCACAGGGAAATGCACCTTGTCCAAAAGGAACAAAGGCAATAACCTATGGTGGAGCAAGTATACTTCTGACAGGCGGTAAGGTGCTTATAAACGGTGTAGATGTGCTAAACCAACTAAGTATCTTAGAAAAGAAAATAGACGCTTTAAAGGGCTAATAAGGGAGTGTAAGCACTATGCAATACAAATTTATGATTATGATATTTTTCCTTATAGGTGCATTAAGCCCTTGTGTAATAAAACTTTATGAGCTAATACACATTTATAAAGGATAGGTGATATTACTATGAGCAGTTTAGTGGGTTTGAAATTCCCTTTTTGCGTTAATACAAAAGGGGGAGTAAGTTTAAACACCTTGACTAAGAATGACACGTCCCTTTATGACGGAAAGATTGAGCAACTACTCAATACCAATCAAGGTGAAAGGACAATGGAATGTGACGTTTTTGCTGAATTAGATACTTTTGTATTCTCGTCTAATGACGCAAGTACGAGGACACTTTTGGAATATGAAATAAAGCAAGCCATAGCTAAGCATATTCCTGATATAGTTGTAACATCAGTAGACGTGCGGAGTGTAAAAAGAGCAATAGTGGCTACAATAACCTATACGGTTAAGGCTTTTGATACAACAACGACAACACAAGTGAAAGTAGGTGACGCAAGTTGAGTAGGATAGATTATACAACAGGTGATTATAAGGGTTTTAAACTATTGATGATAGACGCTTTACAGGAGAGATTGCCTGATTATACAGATACGTCCGAAACGGACGCAGGTATGGTTATACTTGAAACAGTGGCTAAAGCACTGGACGTACTTAGCTATTATCAAAATGCACAGGCAAATGAGTGCTTTTTGACAACAGCACAGTTAAGACCTAATTTACTTAAATGGTGTAAGATGTTGGGTTATACACCTAAACCGAGTACACCAGCTAAATTTAAGCAGTATTTTGTCTTTGACGCTAATCAAGGAGTTGTGACACTACCTGAAGGCTTCATTGTACGAACAAGTGAACCTATTATAAGTAACGCAGTTTATTTTACAACACTTGAAGAACTGAAAGTAGACACAACAAGTCCACTTGATACTACACAAAAGGGCTATGTGAAAACTATCTCCGACACGTCAAGTGAGCAGTATATATTTGAAGTAGATGTAGCACAAGGCAACTTAATATCGGGTGAAGAAGTAGGTGTAGGTGACGGCATAACTATGGGATTGAGATACACTTTAAGAAACAATCCTGTTTCATTACCTGATTATGATGAAAATGGCTTTGCTTTGCTACCAAGAGTTAATGAACTAACAAATGTGATAGAATATCCTGACAATTATGATAAAGCTCGTCACTTTTCTTTGACCGTAGGTGGTGAAGAATGGGTGATGAAAAGTAGTTTTATTGAATCTATGAGCAAAGATAAGCATTACACTGTTGAAGTAAATCAAGACAACACAGTAACTATTATCTTTGGTGACGGAGTTAATGGTGCAATACCTAAGGGGGAGATTGTGGCAAACTACCGTAATGGCGGTGGCACAGTCGGAAATGTAGGTGCAGAAACTATAACAGTGATAAACACTTCTACTAAAGGCTTGAGCCAAACATACAATATAGATACGGCTTACTCTTTAGGTGTAGATAAAGAGTCAAACAGCTCAATAGTTTTAAATGCCCCAAACGCTTATAGAACAAAATGGGGTTGTCTGTCGGCAGAAGATTACGCAGATAAAGCTATGGAATTGTTTAACCAAATAATGATGTCATCATCATTCCCTATCAGCGAGAATACAGATATAGACTTGTCTACTTTGGAAGTCTTGCAGGGAATAACAGATGAAACTGAAAAGAAGAATAAATTACTTGATACTGTTCAAGTATGTGTTCTTTTGAAAAATTCAAAGATAAGAGATGACTTAGGTAATATCTTAAAGTTGGCAGATTATCCTAAACTTGAAAATTCGGATATTGTCGCTGAATTAAAAGAGATGTATGAAGCAAGGGGCTTGATAGGCACTTTTGTTGAGATAACACCTTTCACTTCAAAAGATGTAGCCTTTAATTGTACCCTTTTGCCTTTAGCTGGATATGACTTTGATACAGTTAAGGGGCAGGTTATTGATAAGCTAAAAGATTATTTTCTTTTAGGTGAAATACAAGCAGGTCAAACTGTTGCAATAAATGATGTTGAAGCTGATGTATTTGCTGCCATTACTGGCATAAGAGCGTTCAGAATAAACTCATTTTCTGTAAAAGGTGTAAATGATACCTCTCTTGATATTACATCAAATAAGTGGGAAATTATCGAATTTGACGCAGAAAATACTGTAATTACTGATAACAGGGGGTAAGGGTTATGGCTGAAATAAGTGCAGAGCAGTTATCTGATTTTGCTTATCAGAGATTACCTGATATATACAAAGTAAGGGATTTTGAAATTGATGAAGAAAGACCACCATTATTGAACTTTCTAAAGGCAATGTTTTTAGGAAGTGGTGGTATAACTAAGGCAACAAAGTACCAAAAGGGGGCAGGGGAGCAGATTTTAGACGTAGCAAATAAGTTTACATCTATAATTGACCCTGAAAATTGCCCAGACAATGTATTTCCTTACTTATTGAAAAGTTTTGGATATGATTATGATGAACTCATTGAAACACAGACATTTAAAGGTAGTAATATCTATTACCAAAGAAAGCTCCTTATGAACATAGGTGAGCTTTACAAAAGACGTGGAACAATGTCAGCAGTAAAGTTTATGGCACGAACCTTAACAGGTTTAGACGTAGAAGATTTTGAGTATAAACGTGGTGAAATTGAGGATAAGCCTAATGTATATGCAAGGCATTTAATTGTGTATCTAAAGGCGAATACTGTTGAGCAGATATTAAATCAACCTCATAGTACAAAGGTAATAGAGGAGTTTATACACATCATTCTACCTTTTTATATAAATATTGAAGTGAAATACAAAACAGACGGAATTATATTTGAAATAGATAATGATGTTAAGCCACATATTGGTGCAGCAGGAACATATACCTATGAAACAGATATACCGTCCACACCAAATGAAAGGAGCGAAAGCTAAATGTCAACGTGGGGTAAAGTGATTTTAACCAAACAAGGTGAAGCACTGCTAAACCAATGTCTGGGAATGAGCGGTCATTACAATTTAAACCAAAGTAATGACCCTGACAGCGATACAAAAGGTATTGTCATAACAAGAGTATCAACAGGTAGATACAGATATACAAATACTTCTGTTGAGTATCTTAAAGAACGTACTGACCTTGCTACATCAGACGGAGCGACAGGCGGTACATCAGGTTTTGTTGAGAATTTGAACATTACAGGTTTAAAACCTATTACTTCAAGTAATTCAGACCAGTACGGTCAGGCTCTTATACAAGTGCAACTTGATAACCAAAGAGAAGATAGAAATATAAAAGAAGAATACCCTTTAGGTCAGTTAGGTGTGTTTGCAAGACTTGAGGGTAGTACAGAAGAAATACTGTTTACTATTGTTCAGTATGCAGGTGATACACTGCCAGTGATACCAGCACCTGTAACGCCAACCTTACTTAATTTTGGCTTTTATATTGCAATAGCAACAACCGAAACTATTTCAATAGAAATGGAATTTGCAGGTATTGTGACAGCTAAACAGTTTGATGATTATAAACTTGTTACAGATGAAACCCTAAATACTCTTAACGAACACACCAAAAATACAGAAAATCCGCATAAGGTGACTGCACAGCAAGTTGGGTTAGGCAATGTACCAAATGTGACGACAGATAATCAAACCCCTACATTTACTCAAAGTTCTACTTTAAGTGAAATAAATAGCGGTGAGAAATTATCAACTTTATTTGGTAAGATAAAAAAGGCGATAGTTGATTTAATCAGTCATTTAACCAATACGAGCAACCCACATAGTGTGACAAAAAGTCAAGTAGGTTTAGGTAATGTTGATGATACTTCTGACGCAGATAAGCCAATCTCAACCGCCACTAAAACAGCTTTAGACGGTAAAGCCCCAAAAACTCACGCAAGCTCATCTGAGGATTATGGTATAGGAGATAGAGAAGTGTATGGGCACCTCAAATTGTTTAACGGTGTAAATAGCACTGCTGATACACGGTCAGGCTTTGCTGCTACACCTAACGCAGTAAAAACCGCTTATGAAAAAGCGGTTGAAGGTGTAAATGCTGCCGAAAAAGCACAAGAAACGGCAAACAGTAAATTAGACAAGGGTTTTATATCTAATGGCTATACAGGTATTGATGAAGTAACTGCAAGATTAAACGGCATTGAGGAAGGTGCAGAAGTAAATAAAGTGACTTCTGTACAAGGTAGAACAGGTGATGTGACAGTCACTAAAGCAGACATAGATTTAGGGAATGTACCTAACGTAACCACAAATAACCAAACACCTACTTTTACGGCTGCTTCAAGTCGTACAAACATAAATAGTGGTGAAACACTTGCCACAATTTTCGGAAAGATTAAAAAGTGGTTTTCCGATTTAAAAACGATAGCGTTTACAGGTTCATATACTGACCTGTCAAACAAACCGACATCAATGCAAAATCCTTATTATTTAACACTCACAATGAATAGTTCAGGGACAACCTATAATGGTGGGGCTTCTGCAAGTTTTGCGTGGTATGCACCAACGAGTGTGGGAACGGCAGGGTATAATTTGATTAGTAATGGTAGTGGTGCCCCTGTATGGCAAGGACCATTGTATGCTACTTGCAGTACGGCAAGTGGTACACAAGCTAAGACAGTAAGTATAACAAACTTTAAACTAATTACAGGAGTAAGAGTGTTTATTAAGTTTAATAATACTTGTGCCAATTCAGCTCCAACTTTAAATATTTCAGGTACAGGAGCAAAAAGTATGGTGGCATTTCTACCTAATAGTTTTTACAACGTTTCATCTTCATCAGGAACTCGCATACAAAAAGCAGTAAATACTTGGTGTGCAGGAGATATATTAGAGTTTGTATATGACGGAACTTACTGGGTATGTGTTGGTACATCGGGTTATCCTGTTTATAGCCACAGAAATAATTCTTATATAACAATAGGTACTACACAAATAGACGGTGCAACCTACCCAAATGATACCATATGTGATTTTCTCTGTGACGGAACAAATGACACAAACATTATACAACGGGCAATTAATTTAGCTTCACAAGGTGCGAGTGCCAAAATTCGTTTCTTAGACGGAAATTACAGTATAAATAGTGAATTAACCTTATTTTCTTCAATAACGTTTGAGGGAACAGGAAATACTCATTTGTATATCAGCTCCCAAGGATTGCTAAGATATGATACCGCTTCTCCGGCAGGGGTTTCAAACAAAGCGATTTTTAAGGATATAAACATTGAATTTGTCAGTAAAAATAATGATAGTGAGGGTTATGTAGGTGCATTTGAGAATTTTGAACTTACTTTTGAAAATTGCACTATCGCAAAACGCACAGATTATCAGAGTGTTTGGAGATTATTTTTTGAATGTAAGGTTAAGATGATAAACACTGATGTAAGTATTACTATGCCAAATTCGGGGTGGGGTGAACTTTATGACTGTTTTTGGGTATTTGGTGAAAGTACAGTTGAACTGCTAAATACACATATTTGGTTTACAGGTAAAAACCCAGTAAATAATGGTGTGTTCTATGACAGTAAAGGTACTATGACAGGAGGTTGGATAACTAACACTAAAAAAGATACAAGTAATTACGGTAAGTCCTACATACTGTATAGTTCACCTATTACATTCTTAGGTACGCAGATACGTTGCCGAGAATTTGCACAAGAATGGAATGATAATACACCTAATGGATTTAGACCGAGCCTTGACAGTTGTAAAATTGAGATATTAGACGGAGGAAGTTTTAGTTGTTCTCACGCAGGTCATATTGACTTGGTTTTGAGTAGCAGTTCTAAGACATCAGATATACCAACTTGTGCACTAATTTCTAATAGTAAGCTATTCCTTACTTCCGACCACCAACTTGTATTACACGACTATGCCTTTTTGGAAGCCTGTTATGTAAATAGGGTAAATTATAAAGGTTCAGGGTCATCTTCTTCTGCAAAAACCATAGATACAAGTAATGTAACTTCTATGGTAAAACCTGAATTTATAGATACGGAGGGAACAAATAATGAGTGATACAATTTATAAATACTTTAAGGTTGACGGAAATACAGTAAAATGTCAGGAGTATTTAGTAGTTTTAAAGGTACTTAAATCAAGAGATTTTTTAAATAAATCTCTTTGTGATGACCCTGAAAACTATTTTATAGAGGAACATAGTTTCCGAAATGAAACTGAGGTAAGATTGTTCAAGTCTAATTTTGTGGATAAGCATATACTTATGTCCATACAAAGTACTGAAAAGTTAAATAACCCTTATACTTGGTTAGAAGGTATAAAACTTAGAACTAATGACCCTTGCACTGAAATAGCTGAAATAGTCAGGTACGGCAGTAAAGAAGCATACGAAGCGTCTTTGCCCGAATATACAGATGAGTTTATGCTTGACATAGATGTAAGGGTAGCAATGTTGGAAATGGGGATAACAGAATAGGAGGTGCTAAATATGGAACACGGACGTTCATATGGATTGTGCAAGAAAATTGTAGCCGTTGGAAAAATGAGCAAAGAAAAAATGCTTGAAAAATTTGATGTACTTGTTTTGTCAGGCGGTTTAACAGATGATGACTACAAAGAGTTAGTTGCACAAATTAATAATTTATCTAAATAGCTTACTAAGAAAATAAAGTCGAACGAATTAGAGAACTTGATTTAAAGTATTTATGCTAAACTACTTTACAATTAGGTTCTCTAATGTTATAATTTAGGTGAATAAGCAAGGAAAGGAGTGTATCTTTATGCCTTTATCAACAATAGCTGTTATCATCAGTATAGCAGGCACATTATTTTCAATACTTTTTGGAATATCTACGGTAAGACGTAACTCACGTCAAGACAATAGAGAAGAAGGTATTATTCTCAATGAAATCGGCTATATAAAATCAGGTATTGATGATATAAAGAAAAAGCAGTCCGACTATGATGTTTTTCAGCGTGAACTTACTGAAAAATTTGGTAGAATGGACGAAAGCGTAAAGTCAGCACATCACCGTATTGACGGACTAAGTGAAGAAGTTAAAGAACTTCATCAGGCTCTTCATTTATGCAGTAATTAAGCACTCCCATTAAGCAGAATATATCTTGGAATGAGGTGGTAGTAATGACAGGGCAGGGAATAAAAGAATTTGTTGAAACAAAAATCGGCACTCCGTATGTAAAGCATATGAAGGGTGCAATGTTAAAGCCTGAAATAGCTAAAAGTCTTTTAGATATATTTCCAAAAGATTATGATAGTGATTTATCAGAGTTTACAAACAAAGTTTGCGTAGATAATGACGGTTTAGTACAATGGTATACTAATAAGCCGTTAAGTGCTGAAATGCTTTATTACAGTGCAGGTAGTGTTCTTCCTATGAGCAAGCTAAAGGACGCACCCATAGGTGCATTATTGTATAAATTTGGAGAAGTGGGCGTGTACATAGGAAACGATACTTGCATTTATGCTGATGAAAAAAATGGTGTGATAAAGGTGTCTGTTGAAGATACTGATTTTACTCATATATTGATTATGAAAGATTTTGAGTATTGAGGAGTGATTTTATGAGAGTAGGAATAAACTGTGGACATACAGTATCAGGTACTACTGGTTGTGGCGTTGTTGGTTTTCTTGACGAAAGTGTTGAAACAAGAGAAGTAGGATATGCCCTTGAAAAGATTTTTAGAGAGAATGGACATATAGTTGTAGATTGTACAGATGATTATTCTGACTCAGTTTCTGAAAATCTACGAAAGATATGTGCGAAAGCTAATGCACAAACCCTTGATTTGTTTATCTCAATTCACTTTAATTCAGGTGGTGGAACAGGTGTTGAAGTGTGGACATATAAAGGGGAAGTTTTTGACGCAGCGGAAGATACAGCACAAGCAATAGCCGACCTCGGTTATAAAAATAGGGGAATAAAGGACGGCTCACATTTATATGTTGTACATAGAAGTAATGCTAAGGCAATGCTTGTAGAGTGTTGTTTTGCAGACAGTCAAGATGATGTTGAAAAGTACCAAAATTTAGGTGCTGAAACATTTGCGAGAGCAATATACAAAGGTGTTGTAGGGGAACACCCTGCAAATACAAATAAGGAGAGTGAAGAAGATATGGCAAAAATAGCAGAGCTTGAAAAACAAGTAGCTACTCTTACTGGTAAGGTTGAGAGCCTTGAAAAACAAGTTGAGTGGCTTATGAACCAAAACTTTGTTTATAATTATGTTGACGGCAATATGCCTGATTGGGCTAAACCGTCTGTACAAAAACTTATGGACAAGGGTGTAATTTCAGGTGAAGGGGAAGGCTTAGGTCTAACTAATGACCTATTAAAGACTATTTGTTATCTTGACCGCTTAGGTCTAATAAAATAGTCGGTGAAAGGTGGTGAGATGTTATGAACTTAAAGGTAAGAATAAAGAACCCTGTATTTTGGGTACAGCTTATTGTTGTTATCCTTTCGGTAGTCGGAAGTGCTTTTAGTTTACAAGCGTCTGATATTACTTCTTGGAGTATGCTTGGAGAGCTTATAGTTAAGACTTTTAGCAATCCATATGTATTATGGACAATCGTGGTAGCCGTTTGGGGCGTTTTGAATGACCCAACGACAAAGGGTATCGGTGATAGTGAACAGGCTAAGACTTATACAAAGCCAAACTCATAATTTATACATACATTTAAAGTAAAGTCCTCATTTCTTTTGAAGTGAGGATTTTCTTTTGTTGACAAGACTTATAAGTTGTGCTACAATATTACTTACTGAAAGGGAGTGGAAGTTTGAAGTTAAAGAAAAAGGCGAAATATACAAAGGAAGCAAAGGTAACAGTATCCAATAGAATTTTATTAAAGACTTCAGGAGAAGAACAGATTAAAATAAAAGATATGCTTACTTTCGACAATCCAGCGTATGTTAATGCAAAGAGATTTTCACGGTATGCAAGTATATCAATACCACGTTATCTCACATACTATGAAGTAAATAAAGGTGGTATAAGTGTCCCAGTCGGTTTTGATTATGTACGTTTTATAAATGATGACGACATTGTTTTAGATAATCGAATAACAAATGCCGTTACATATCCTAAATTTATGCTGACCTTACGAGATACGCAGGTTGAAGCGACTGACGCTTACCTGAAATTGAATAAGGAAAAGGGCAGTGCAAAGGGTATGATAAAAATGCCGACAGGTAAAGGCAAGTCTATTGTGGGCATTTATCTTGCACAAGCATTAAAGCAAAAAACTCTTGTAATAATGCACAAGACCGACTTGATAAGGGGTTGGAAGAAAGACATTGAATTGTGTTTTGACGGCAAAGTAAAATGTGGCATTATAGGTAATGGTAAGAAAGAAGTTGGAGAACAAATAACTCTTGCAACAGTACAAACGTTGAACAGATATTTGGAGCAGGATTTAAAGGCTCTTACAGATGAATTTGGATTTGTTATTATAGATGAATGTCACCATTGTCCGTCAAGTAGCTATGACCTCATAAACGAGTTTAAGAGTAGATATAAACTCGGTTTGACAGCTACACCTGAACGTAGTGACGGACTTGCTGCACTAATGACTTTATTTTTAGGTGACTTTTGCTTTGAGTGTAGTGCAGACGCACAAGACGGTGACATATTGCCTGTTGATGTGAACATACGAAAACCTGACGCCTATTTTAACCCTGTTTATTCGGTCAGAAAGGGGGCAAGAAATCAAAAAGTATATTCAGTGGTTAATTATAATGCTGACAGGAATTATAAGCTAAATGACGGTGAAATACGCTTTACAAGCATACCTTATAAAAGCCGACCTAAAATATCTTATATGGATATTGAAACACAAGTGCTATTTCAAAAAGATTTTGTTAAAACAGTGGTTCAAGATGTCAAGGAATGTGTCAACAAAGGTAAGAGTTGTATTATGTTCTTTAGACAAAAGGAACATTGTGTAGCTTATTTAAACATTTTAAAACGAAATGGCATTAATGAAGATACTTTACAGATATATAATGGTGACTGCACAAAGAGTGAGCTTGAAACGGCTTTAACACGAGCCGAAAATAAAGACGCTCTTGTTACATTAACTACATATTCAAAGTCAACAGAAGGCACTAATGTAAAGGCGTGGGAAGTAGCCTTTTTAGTCGGTAGTTTAAATAATGGTAAGTCTGTTGAACAGGCGGTAGGCAGAGTAAGGCGTATTGCAGACGGTAAAGCACAAAGAGCGACTGTATACGATTATAATTTAAGTGATGTGGCTATATTGTCGGGACATATAAAGACAAGAATAAAAAGATACCAAAAACTTGGTTTTCGTTTTATGAATAATTCACAAAATCGCCAAAAGTTGTTTGGTAGGGGATATTTGTAGTTGACAAATGTGGACAAGTATGGTAAACTTGTAGTAACAACAAGTGAAAGGAATGATTTAAAATGAGTATTGTTGAAAAGGTAAGACAGTATCAAAAAATGAAAGAACAAAAGGGTTTGCTTGAAAAGAATATGAAAGCACTCGGTGAAGAAATTAAAAAGTATGCAGAAGAACACGCAGAGAGAGATACTAAAGGTAATTACTATGCTAAAGACAGCGGTTTTGTCTTTGGTAAGCAGTGCCGTAAGAGTATCAAGCTAAATCAAGAAAAAACTCTTGACTTTGTTAAGGCTAAAGGCTTTAATCAGTGTGTAACTGTTAAGGAAGAAGTAAATGAAGAAGCACTTGAAGAACTTGTAAGCACAGGTGACATCACAACGGACGAGCTTCAAGATTTAACCGAAGAAAAGGTCACATACGCTATTTATGTGGCTAATGATGAAGATATGCCCGAAGTGCAACAGGCTACTGCAAGTGTGTCTAAAAAGCCAAAATTGAGAAGAAAGGGTGCAAAGTAATGGCTATACAACAGAAATCTGTTCCGTACACTTTCCCAAACGGAATTAAGATGAAGCTATACACAATCGGCTCTCTTGCCAGTGCCCTTGGTAGGTCAAGTGCAACGGTAAGAAAGTGGGAAATAAGTGGTATTTTACCTAAAACACCTTTTAAGAGTAGTGCAGGTAGACGCTTATATACACAAGAGCAGATTGACGCTGTTGTGGCGGTTGCCGAAACAGTGAAAATAGGACAGGGAAAGGATATGCACAAGTCTGATTTTGGACGTAAGTGTGAGAAAGAGTTTAACAAGTTGAACGAAAAGTATATGACATATGCGGAGGCTAAGGAAGATGAAAGTGAAGAAATCGTTGAAGAATAAAGCAGAAGTGGCAGTAAGAAAAAGAAATAATGACGGCAGTGAGTCGGAGCTTAAAAAAGGCTCGAAAGCTGACAGCTCTATAAAAGCTCACAAAACAGGAGTACCTTTGATTGGTATGTCAAAAGGTGTAACAAAAAATATGGGCGACTTTGAGAGTTTAAGAGTTGATGTTTGGCTGTCTGCACCTTGTGATAATATAAGTCAAGCGACTGATATTGTAAAAGACATTGAAACAGTAATTGATGATATTCTTGAAGAAACATTAAGTGAGTATGAATAAAGGGGGAAGTGACAATGACGGACTTATCAGATTTGTTTGATAAAGCATATGGACAAGAGAGAGTAATGAATATTACCTCTACGACAAAAGGTTACAGAAAAAACAGACAAATAAAGTCTGAAAAGTACAATGCTTTTCTAAGAAAGTATGATGACTTAGAAAAGTATATTAACAGTTTCACTACCTCTGATTTAACTTATTTCTTTCGTGAAAAGGCTCACGAGAATGGGAGTAGGTACTCAATATCCAATATGAAAAGAGATATGGGTATTTTTAAGGCTCTATTACAAGAGTATAGCTCTTTTGAGATATGTTCAATGATAGAGTTTTTGTTTACAAGCGGTCAGAAGTATTTAAAGATACCAACCTTGCAACCGACCGTTTTAAGCAGTAACTGGCGAAATACTATCTTTAATGATACAATGCTATGGTTAGATGATAAGTTTAACCCTAATAAAAAGTCAGAGAAGATAAAGAGAAAGCCTGTTTCTCGTAATCAAGAAAGAGAGTGGCAAAAAGGCAAGAAACAAGTTAAAATGGGTGAATGGGGAGAGTAACAATGAAAAGACCAGTAAGACAATCATTATCCAACAAAAATTTGAGTATAATCGGCATACCTAAGAAGTTTTATGACATATCTATTGACGATTTTAAAGCTGATGAAGAAGAATTAGTCAAAGTCAGAGATTATGTTGCCGATTATATTGCAAATATAGATGACAAATATATGAAGAATAGTGGTATCTACTTCTATGGCAGTAATGGAGTAGGCAAAACAATGTTATCCTGTATAATCGCTAAAGAAGCATACCGCCACCGCTATACTTCTAAGAGAGTAACTTTATCAGAGTATGTGCAGAAATATACTGCTATGTGGGGTGCAAAAGACCCCGAAGAAAAGGTTGCTCTTGAAGAAGAATTTTATAACAGATTTAAGGCGGTTGACTTTTTAGTCCTTGAAGAAATAGGTAAGGAACTTGATACTAAAGTTGTAAGACCTATTCTTGAAGATTTGTTAAGATACAGAGAAGATAATGGAATGGTGACTATATTCTGTACAAATTTGTCACCTGTAAAAGTGAAAGAGATATACGGAGCAAGTATCTTTTCACTCATAAAAGGTAACTCTTACCCTGTCTTGATTGACGAAAGGGACAGGCGTGACGAGTATTTTGAGGGTTAGGTGATAAGAGTGTTACACGGTGATATATCCAACAGGGGTGCTGAAACGGTGGCTCTAAGGTGTGTAGGAACACTAACAACATATTTAGATACCTCATTTAAGGATAAGGTTTTAAATGCTCTGTCAGGGCATAAAAGGGTAGTAGTCAATGAAGATGTAAAGTCACTGGTTGAGTATATTTATATGTCAACAGATATGCGAGTAGTGCTTGTAATATTTGAAGATGAATATTCGGACTACTTAATGGACGCTATAAAAGATGTACCATATAGCGAAATAGCGAGGGTTAAAAGACCCTCTTTTATTAGCTCAAAATTGAACACTGGGGTAATATCTTACTACGTTGATAATGATGATAGAACACGCAGTTTAGTAAATAGCCAGTGGACTATGCCTGTCAATAAGATTGGCAGGATATTAAGAATAAAGGGAAGAAGGTGACAGAGTGTCAAAACTAAATGCGGAGATAGGGTTTATATCGAAGTTGATAGAAACAAAAGATATAAAAGTGGTAAGTGACTATCAAATTAAAACTTCTTTCTTTTCAGGTGAAAACAAGCGAATTGTAAGTTATATGTTAAAGCATATACATCAATTTGGTGAGCCACCAACACATAGGGTGCTAAAGGCAAAATTTCCTAACATAAAAGTGTACACATATACAAATGATAAAGGAAAAAAAGTTGTCGGCACAAATGAATTATTGTCTTTTTGGTGTAATGAGCTTATATTGAAAACGAAGCATAATAATTTGATTGACTTGATACAGTCCACCGCCGACAATCTTGAAAGTCTTAATACAGAAGAAGCTTATGAGATTTTAAAGAGTGGTGTTGCAGAGTTAGACCAAGAAGTTACAATCTCTAATTCAGTAAAAATAAATGACAATACTGACGAAAGAAAAAATCAGTATTTAGAGCGTAAAAAAAACCAAGGTATGTTGGGTATCGGCACAGGGTGGAACGCTCTTGATATGATAACTAAAGGCTTGATAGACGGTTGCTTAATCACTATTGCAGGACGAACTGGTACAGGTAAAACATTCTTTGAATGTATTTTAGGTACAAGTTGTGTGTTGCAGAGGTGTAGTGTATTGCAAATGGTGACAGAGATGTCAACCGCCTTAATGCAGGATAGATATGACGCAATTATGTTTTCCAAGTTACATAAGGACGGTATGAATTATTCACAGTTTAAACGTGGTAAGCTACCGCCGAAAGTAGAAAAGGAATACTTTGAATTTTTGGAAGAAGAATTGCCCTCTTTAGAACCATTGTACATAGATACAGCGACAGGGGTTATGGCTTTAGAGCAGAGAATTAAAGAAGTAAACCCTGACATAGTGTTTATTGACGGTGTATACCTTATGGAGGACGACCAAAATGCAAGAGATGATTGGTTGAGAGTAGCACATATTACTCGTGACTTGAAAAAGCTCGCTAAGAGAGTAAACAAGCCTATTGTTATTAATACACAGTTGGACGAGAAGAAGTCTAACACAAAAGCAGCACCTAAGCTAAGTGACATTAAATATTCACAAGCAATCGCACAGGACTCTGACGTAGTTATATCTTTATTCAGAGATGAAGTAATGATAAATGACAGAGAAATGCAAGTGTCTGTTATAAAGAACAGAGAAGGTGAAGGTGGCAAGATAACACTTAACTGGGACTTCACTTGTATGGACTTTTCAGAAATATATGCTGAATTGCCGTCAGATAGTGAAGGTGCAGATGACTCAACAGACAATGATACATTATCAGTTGATGATGTGGAATAGGAGTACATATTATGAAACTTTTTAGAATTGTTTTACCATTGAATTATGACGGTTATTATGAACATCTTGAAACAGTTATAAATGCTGAACTCGGTATGAATGGTTATTCAGATGAAGATGTGGTAAGTGTCACTTTCCCACATAGTCGTTTGTGTATAATAGCCTGTAAAAGTAAAGAGAGGCAATCAGAATGAAAATAACTTGTACATTGAATGAGCAGAAAGCAATAAAGTCTTTATGTGAACAATATATTCCCTGCACATTTTGTATTTTAAAGGATAGGTGTGTTGGGACAAAATGTTCTAAACAACTTAATAATCTTATTGAGTGGGAAATTGTTAAGGAAAAAGTTGACAAAGAACACGACAATAGGGTGCAAGCGACTGTTCTTATAAAGACTTATGCAAAGGTGCGACAAGGGTTAAATAGTATCCATTTAGGTGTGGTAGCTAAGTTATTCAAAGAGAAATTATCTTCTTTGAATGTGGGGCTTAACCCAAATAATATTGGTGTATATGCTGATTTTTCAGACGGCAATAAGTGGTTGAAGTCCACAGAGCTTTATTCAAAGTGTAGGCAATATGAAAGGAATAATTACAATAGGCTTATTCCTAAAGAACAAGTTAAGGAAGTGAAACAAGATGATTAATACCAACATTGTGAGTAAGAAGTTTGGTAGATTGCTTGTTTTATCTGAATGTGACAGATATAAGTGGAATAATATATTGTGGCTATGTAAGTACAAAGGTGGTGATGTAAGTTATGAATAGTACACTTTTATCTAAAGAGCAAATTGAAGATTTACTTGATTATATCGGAGTAGAAAAAGTACAACAGTGGAAAGGCTCAAAGATACAATTTTGTTGTCCTATTCACGGTTAGCGAAAGTCACCCTTCTTGCGGAATAAACGCTGACTACCAACCACCTGATGAAATAGGGCAACATCTACAATTATTTAACTGCTTTAGTTGTAACGCCAGTGGCTCATTAGTGTGGTTTTTGTATAAATCTTTGCCTGATGAATTTAAAAGCATACGACAGGCAGAGCAGTTTATGACTGAAAGATACGGTGTAGATTATTCAAAGGCTTTAAGCGGTATAAAACAACGTAAATTACATCAGTTTGAAGTTAGTAGTATAAACACTAAGGCTGAACTAAAAGTAATGCCTAAGACTAAATTAGCACCGTTTAAGAGTGGTAAGGCAACCTATACCTATTTCTTTAAACGTGGCTTTGATAAAGAAGATATGAGATATTGGAAAGTGGGTAGGGATATTGAGAATAAAACAGTAACTATACCAGTCTTTAGTCAAGATAATCAACTTGTCGGAGTTATAGGAAGGTACATAGACCCTAACAGACCTAAGAATAGCCGTTATAAGATATATGGTTTTCAAAAAGGCTCTATTGTCTTCCCAGCCGATAAGATAAAACCTGTTAAGAGAACACTCATAGTTGTTGAAGGTATGCTTGACTGTATGATGTTACATAAGTGGGGCAGAATAAACACAGGTGCTCTTATGGGAGCGAAGATGACGGTGGCACAAGCTGACTTTATTGCTGATAATTGTGATAGGGTCATACTGTTATTTGATAATGATACAGGTGGTAAGACTGCCGAACAAATAGCAAGAAAAAGATTAAGAGATAGAGTGGATATTTTAACGTGTGATTATTCGATTGTAGACGGTAAAGGTAAAGACCCCTCTGAATGGGGAGAGCTATTGACAAATAAGCTAATTAGTACAGCTTCTTTAGTCAAACATACTTTACAGAAAATATAATCGAGGAGTTGAAATTCCATACTTGACAAGCACTAAACAATGTGCTATAATATGTTTAACCCATTAAATAGAATACATAATAACAAGAGAAAAGGAGTGATTTGAGATGGGTAAATTATTTAAGCGTGGATATAAAGAGTCACGAAAAGAAGCAAAGCGTCAGGAAGAACGCAGAGAAGCTATGAAAGGTCAGTTGTTCCGTTTCTTTTTACAAGATGACGGTGATGAAGCTGACGTAAGGTTTTTGACAGAAGAACCTGTCACCTTTTGGGAGCACAACATTAAAAAGGGTAATAGATACGACAGTGTTATTTGTACAGGGGACGATTGCTCTATTTGTGACGGTGGCGATAACCCTTCATTTAAGGGAGCGTTTCTTGTATTTGATAGACGTAGCTACAAGAACAAGGACGGCAAGAAAGTTAATGGCTCATTAAAGATGTACGTTGCGGGTACGAGAGTTATTACACAGCTTGACCGCTTACACGAAAGATATGGGCTAACTAATCGTGATTATACAATCGTGAGAAATGGTAAGGGTACAAGCACAACTTACACTTTTGACCGTCAAGATGAGGATAAGTTGACAAAAAAAGAAATTGCTGCAATGTTGCCCGATAATCTTGCAGACCAATATGACGGCACTATGGAAAGTCTTTATGCAATTATTGAAAATTCGCTTGAAATAAGTGCCAGTCTTGTAAAGTCAGAAAAAGATACATCAAAGTCAGAAGAAGATTATGATGAAGAAATCTATGACGACAGCGAAGAAGATGATGAGCCGATTGATGACAATGACTATATAGATGAAGAAGATGATGAAGATGAAGAAGTAGATGTTAAACCTGCTAAAAAGTCTTTCACAAAGAAGTCATCTGTAAAGTCTGTTCATAAACGCAAACTCTCACGAAAGGGGGTGTAACGTGTGGCAGTCTTTGGTATTCAAGATTTAGCAAAACAGTACGCAAAGAAAAATGACGTATCTGTTGAAGAAGCCAAAAAGACTATTTATGCAGTAATAGACGCTATTGAGAGTAGTGTTATTACAGGTGGGGTATTACAAATAATTAATCATTTTACCTTAACGAAGTATAGTAGGGACGCTTTTACTATGCCTGATAAAAAGGGTGGACGCAGAAATGTTCCTAAACAAAACTATCTCCGTTTTAAGATAGGTAAAGGACTAAAGAAACGTATAAATTCTTAATCTGTAATAAGTGCTACTCTCTTTTGAGATAGCACTTATTTTTTATATATAAGGAGTGAAAGTAGTGTACGAGGAGTATTACAAAAGTCCAGTAATGGAGCGATATGATATAATAGATACGGCAGGTAAGCTGAAAACACTTGCTCAAAAAATGAGTAAACTTGACGAATTTGCGTTCGATACAGAAACGAATACTTTGAGAGTTTACGGTTATAACAAAGATTTTAAGGGTGTAGGTATCTCAATATCTTGGGGTTTCTATAATAATTATTACATACCACTATGCCACGAGAGAGAAGAAGATTGGGAGAGAAATATACCTCTAAAGGTTTTAAGACAATATCTCCGACCTGTTTTTGAACGTGAAGATGTCAGAATAATTGGGCATAACCTAAAGTTTGATATGCACGTTATGGCTCGTTTAGGCATAGATATAAAAACTAAAGACCTATATGATACAATGATAGCTTGTTGGTTGTGTAATGAGAATATACCAAAGGGCTTGAAAGAAAACTCAATGTTGAAGTTGGGTATCAAGCAAGAACACTTTGCAGAAGTCATAAATAATGTGCCGAAAGAAGTTAAAAAGAGTTTTGGACTAAAGGCCTCACAAAAAGCAACCTTTAATATGGTACTTATTGATGAAGGTGCTCCATATGCTTTAGCGGACGCTTTTTATACTTGGTGCTTGTATTTAGGTACTATGGACGAAATGACTAAGGAAGGTATGGATAAAATCTTTAATAAGACTTATAAGAGATTTTTGAGAACTTTGTTTGTAATGGAAGAACACGGTACACAAGTGGACACAGAGCGACTTGAGCAGATGAAAGTTGACGTTAAGGCAGATAAGGAAGATTTGCTTTATGATATTTATGAGCTTGCAGGTTGTGAGTTTAATGTCAACAGTAATGCTCAAATACAAGAGTTATTATTCGGTTATCAAAAACCTATAACACACCCTACGGAAACAAATGCGTGGAAGTCAAGTGATGACAAGAAACGTCAAAAGCTAATGCAGACTTATGATAAAGCAGTATCAGAACAGGAGCATAGCCGACTAAAACACCTTAGCTTTAATTTCAAGGTTATAAGTAGGACACCTTCGGGAGCACCACAGGCAAACACAGCAGTCCTGTTAAAACTTTGTAAGCAAACATTCAAAGTCAAGAGAAAGCAAGAGGGTGTAGAGCTATGCAAAAAACTTCTTGCATATAAGAAGTTGGAAAAGCTAAGTAGTGCTTTTATGGAAGGATTGAGTGAACAACTTTACAGTGACGGAAAGGCACACCCTTCATTCAATATACTTGGTACAGATAGTGGACGTATCTCGTGTATTGAAGAAAACACCTTAATTACTTGCATAGGTGGCAGAAAACCTATAAAGGATATAGTTGCAGGTGATTTAGTATATTGCTATGATGATAATGGTAAAGTGCGAATATCAGAAGTGACTAATGTATATGATAACGGTTACAGAGCGTGTGTGGAAGCCACTTGGAAAAGTGACGGAACACATAACACAGGTAGCTTGATATGTACACCTGAACATAAAATACTAACACATAATGGTTGGTGTAGTGCCGTAGATTTACTTAAAGATACAGATAGCCGTAAGGTATTTCATTTAAGACGTTCTATTGTAGATAGCAGACCTCGTATATATGGTGCAAATAAATATATGGAGCAAGAACAACTTATAATTAAAAGGGACTTCTTTAAATGTGATAATTCTGATATTCACATACACCATAAGAATGGCGATAAGCAAGATAACAGAATATCTAATTTAATGCTAATGACTAAAGCAGAACACGCAAGGTATCACGGAAAGAAATTAGCAACAGAGGGTAAAGTTAAAACAGAACAGTTAAGAGTACCACATAAGGTACTGTCAGAAGCAGAAAGTCCTAACTATAAAATCATAAAAATAGTGCCAGTTGGAGTTAAGCACGTTTATGATTTGGAAGTGAGGGACTACCATAATTTCATTGCTAACGAGATATGCGTTCATAATTGTTCTTCTCCAAACCTACAACAGCTACCTAAAGCGGAAGATGATGACAAGTATCAAATTCGTAGCTTGTTTATTGGCAGTGAGTACGTTGCAGATAAAAACGGTGACTGGGTAAGAGATTATACAGGCGGTGCAGTTGAAAAGGGTTGTACAGTAAAGAGAAAGAAGATAATAGCAGGTGACTATAACAACCTTGAAATGCGAGTGCTAACACATTATTGTATTCAAAGAAATATGCCAATAGCTTTAGCTGACGGTGGTTCAAGAGAAATAGGTACTTTAGTACAAAAGTGTGAGCCTGTATATGTTAAGTCTTATAACTTTGAAACAGGTAAGATACAAAATATGCCTGTTTCAGATTTTTGGAAAAATGGTAAGTCAGCATTGTATGATAAACCACAATACAGGGGAGAGTTTAAGGATTGGTTAAGGATAACAAATGACGGTGATGATAGTAGACTTATTGTAACCCATAATCATAGCATATTTACTACGGAAGGTAAAAAGTTAGCTCGTGATTTAAAGGTGGGTGATACTATTTATTATAATGCACCTTGTATAGAAAATGACCTAAAAGACCTTGTAATAGGAATGTCTTTAGGCGATAGTAACTTTGTAAAAAGAAGTGATAACCTAACATTCTATCATTCTCAAAAACAATATGAGTATTTGATGTGGAAGTATAGATTACTAAAAGATTTTGTAACTGGAACTATACAAGAAGAAGGTAAAATGCACAAGGTAATTATAGGAGCAAACCCATTTATACGCAAGCTAAAGAGATACTTTACTAATTCGGACGGTAAAAAACATAAGCAGATAAATGCTGAATTACTTAGTAGTCTTAATTTAAAGTCCTTAGCTATATGGTATTTAGATGACGGTTGTTTAGGTCACGACAATAGATGTTCAGATACAAAAGGTTATTATGTAACCATAGCAAGAGAGAATTTATCTGATGAAGCCTTTAAAGTGCTAAGTGATAAATTTAATGAATACAACTTAAAATTCAATAGAATTAAGGGTGGCATATCTTGTAGTGGTGATAATGCTTTAAACTTTCTTAATGCAATAGCACCTTATACACCAAAGTGTATGGCTTACAAATTCCCAAAATTCTTGCAAGATAGTTTGGAAACATATCAGTGGAATGTCGAACATAAAGATGTAACAGAAGTAAAGATAATATCCATAGAGCAGGTTAAAGAAGGGGATAGACTATTCTCAAAATCTTTGACACAATCGGGATATGACTTAGAAGTACCTGTTAATCACAATTATTTTGCAAATAATATACTTGTATCAAATAGTAAAGACACAAACCTTATGAATATGTTTTTAAGCGGTTCTGATACTCACTCGTCAACGGCGGTCAATATGTTTGAGTTGGATTGTCCTATTGAAGATGTGAAGAAGAAGTACCCTCACCTAAGACAAGCGGCGAAAGTAATTAACTTCTTGTTGATGTACGGCGGTGGAGCATACACCCTATACAATAACTTGAAAGATGACCCATACAGCCCGATTGATTTAAGTGGTAAAGAGTACCTTGAAAAGTACCACGTTAAGACTGGTGAAGAAGTAGCACAAGCATACATTGATAAATACTTTGAAGCATATAGTGGTATTACAACTTTTATGCAGAAACAAAAACGATTTGCACATAAGAATGGTTATGTACAAACATTGCTAAGAAGAAAACGTAGACTACCTGATATAAACAGTCACGATTTTAAGGCTAAAGCATATTGTGAAAGATTGTCGGTAAACAGTTGTATTCAAGGTAGTGCAGCAGATATTACAATGTCGGCACAAAATCGTATAAATGCTGACCCTTGGTTTAAGAGTGTTGGTGCAGATATGATTTTGCAAATTCACGATGAAGTTGTGTTTGAGTGCCCCGAAAAGTATGTTGATGATTGCATAGCTAAAGCAAAGGCTTATATGGAACACCCATTCGGGGATAACGTGGAGTTAAATCTACCTATGCTAACAGCGTGGGATAGCGGTGACAGTTATCAAGAAGCAAAGTAGTCCTAAAGGATATTCCTCACGAAACGAGGAATATCCTTTATTTGCACTATGTTTAAATATGGTGTATAATATACCTAAATTAGCGGTAGAAAGGGATAGAAAGAAAATGGACAAGATACTATGTAGCGTGGACTCATATGAGTTCATAGCTAATTGGCTATACAAAAACAATGTCAAAATAAATGAATTGCCAGTAGTATTAAGAGAGTTTACAATGGAATGTGAGTTTGCAGGGTTATATAGCAATAGCACTTGGGCGACTTTCGATATGAAATTCACAGATGACGGTGTGGTACATTTAAGTAATTTTAAATGCAAAGAGTCATCTACAAAGTTACCTGATTGTTCATTTCATAAGATAGATAATATAATTGACAATGGAATGGTGGGTTTTTCTTGGGACATATCGTGTGACCGTCCTTTAAGTGACATTGAAGAAAAGTTGGGTCTATGTATGATTTACTATGTAACGTATGTAACCTACTTTATGGCGAATTTTGAGCCTGAATTAGTAGAATATGTTGAAAAGGAAGTTAAGAAGAAAAAGAAGAAAGGCAAGTCTAAGTCCCAGTCTAAACTTGTACAAACGCAGATAATAAGACTTAATAAATTCGTAAGTGACGTTAAGACAGGCAAAAAGCAGGTTAAAAGGCATTATAATAAGTGTACCTACTCATTTGGTGTTAAAGGTCATTATAGGACGTATAAGAGTGGTAAAAGGGTTTGGATAAAACCATTCCAAAAGAATACTCTTGAAAATCGGCTGAAACGCAGTAAAGAGTATACATTTAATCTAAAGAAAAAGTAATAATTTTTATATCAAATTTTGTGTATTTTAATGAAAATGTGCATATGCACAAATTTCTCTTGACACAAGGAAAAACATAGTGTAAAATAGTAATTACAAAGCAGAAAGGAGCGAATATTGTGAAACTACACAGACTAAATTGTCAAATACCTGAAAGTATTTATAAGCGTGTTGGTAAGGTGGCAGTGGACACAGATGTTTCTGTCACTGATTATATCATAACTGCTCTTATAAATCAGCTTGAGAGTGACGGCGATTATGAAATAAGAGATTTGTATGAAGGGGAGTGTTTGGAATAATGGCACTAAAGCAAAAGAAGGAAACACCAAAGAAAGAAACGTCAAAGAAGTCTAACAGTGCAGAAATGCAAAGACTGTTAGACAGTATTAATAAAAAGTTTGGTGACAATGCAGTCACTTTAGGTGTTCCGTCAGGTGATAATGAAGTAATAAAAAGAATACCCACAGGCAGTGTGGCTTTAGATGTAGCTTTAGGCGGTGGCATACCAGTCGGTAGATATACTGAAATTTCAGGTGGCTTATCTACTACTAAATCAACGCAATGTGCTCACATTATAAGAAACGCTCAAAAAATGGGTTATAAGTGTGCATTTATTGATGTTGAAGCAACTACAACTAAAGCATATTTAAGAGCTTGTGGCGTAGATACGGACGAGCTTATATACAGCCGTCCAGTTGGCTTAGAAGAAGCTACACAGATAGTATTAGATTTGGAAAGTAGTGGTCTTGTACAATTAGCTGTTATTGACTCTACTGCTGCACTATCTCCGACAAAAGAGCAGGATAGTAAAATGGAGGAGTCAGTACAAATGGGTTTAGTCCCTAAACTACTTGGCGAATTTTTCCGCAAGTATCAGGCTTTCAATAACAAGTTAGTTAGAGAAGGTAGTGAGCCTTTTACTCTTATATGTGTAAATCAGCTAAGAGAGAAGATAGGAAGCTACGGAAATCCCGAATACTGTTTACATTATGACACGAAAATACCTTTGGTTGACGGCAGATGTCTACCTATTGGCGAAATTGTGAAAAATAAAATACAAGGGCAAGTTTGGGCTTTGAATGAAAAAACAGGTGAATTTGAGGCCAAAGATATTGTTGACTGGCGTGACAACGGTGTGATAGATACAGATGATGAATATTATCACATTGAGTCAAAAGGTATCGGCAGTAGGAATGGCAGATTTGGTATAACAGTTACATACGACCATAAAGTTTTAACTGATACTGGTTGGAAACCTGCACAGGATATAACAATGGCAGATAAGTTGATAACAAGATACCAAAACTACATAAATGGCACTTTAGGTGACTTTTTATATGGTACTTTATCAGGCGATAGTACCCTATATAGCACACATAAAAACTCAAATACTGCATTATTGAGATTGCAAGATAGTGTAAACCCTGAATATGCTGAATGGAAAGTGAATAAGCTAAATGCTTTAATGCCTTTTAAAAAGACAGAAGGCAAAAGTATCTGGCACTCAAAACCGTCTGTTCAGTTAATGAGGATAAAGAAGTCACTACCACAACGTGACCCTTACTACTTTATATCAAGACACTTTAGCTATTTGGGAATGGCTGTATGGTATATGGACGATGGTTGTTTAGACACAGATAGCTCTGCAATGCTTATAAGTGTTAAGCGTTTTGCTAAGTACCCTGACAGATTGCAAAGAATATGTGACGCTTTGGGACAGTTAGGTATCGTTGCAAATTTTAGAAAAGACGGTTTGATACGCATAAACAGCTCGTCATCAGCGTTGATTTTTGAGCAGATAAAGACTTATATACCTGAATGTATGCAGTACAAGCTACCCGATAAGTACAAAGGTTATTATACAGATTTTGAATTACATAATAACCCACAGTGGCAAAAGGAATATTCACAAGTTATAAGTGTTAGACTTGCTTCAAAGAAACAGTTAAAGAAAAGACACAGATATGATATAAAGGTTGACGGTTATCATAATTTCCTTGCAGGTGGTACTATAAATGGTGTTGTTGTACATAATACCCCTGGAGGAAGGGCTAATGGCTTTGTTCAGTCAGTGGCTATTCGATTTAGACGTGGTGACTGGATTGTACAGGGTACAGGCACAAATAAAGAGATTATCGGACAAGTTGTTAAATTCAAAATAGAAAAGAATAAGACTTATCGCCGTAATCAAGAAGGTAGTTTTGACTTCTACTATTCAGAGAATGAAGCAGGAGTTACACCTAACTACAATGACAATAATAAGTCAATCATTATGCTCGGTGTTGAGTGGGGTATAATCGAGAGAAAAGGTGCTTGGTTTTATTATGCAGATAATAAGTATCAAGGTATTCCAGCACTTGTAAAGGCTCTATCAGAAGATGAAAACCTCTTTGAGAAGTTAAAAAATGAGGTTATGGAAAGAGTGATTAGCAAATGAAGATAACAGGGCGTGGCTTTAAGGATTTTAAGAATAAAGCTAAAGGCAATAGTTATGTTATGTCTTGCTTAAATTGTGAACACTTTTATCAGGCGGTGGGTGATGAAGAAGAATTATGTCAAAACCCAAATGTGCTTGAATATGATATGATACACACTGATACCACTTCCTATTGCCTTTACTGGGAAGTGATAAAAGGAGCGAAAAACAGAGATATATTATCTTTTAAGAATGGAAGTGAAATAAATGGACGTAAGAAAGAAAAGCCAACTTCAAGAAAAAAGAGTGGCAAGCGAACTCGGCGGTAGAGTTACACCAGCGTCAGGTGCTTTGTGGGGAGCAAAGGGGGACGTTAAAAGTGACCTGTTTCTTGCAGAGTGTAAGACAACAGAAAAGCCAGCTTACCCTTTGACACTAAAAACGTGGACAAAAATAAGCAAAGAAGCTCTTAAAGAGAATTTCCGCTTACCTGTAATGTCTATTGATTTATGTGACGGTAAGGATAAAATGGCAGTTGTAGACTATTATGATATAGCTGAAAGTAAGTTATTTAAAGAGTTATGTCGGCAACTTGAAAGCCTGTATGTTGATAAAAAGCAGTTTATGATACATAATCAACCTATGATTGTTGAGTGGGCTTTGTCAGGCGACAAGTTGGCGGTTCTTAAATGGTCTGACTTCTTAGAATGTGTGGAGGAAATTAATAATGAACAGAGATGAATTTAATATTGCATATGTAAGTAAGATACTTTTTGCTCTATTTATAATCATAGCACTTATGTCAGTGGTTATTGTCGGCATAAGTATATTTATGGGGTGGCTACTAAATAAAACACTTGGTTTAAACTACAATATTGTCAGTGTACTATCATTTATAATATTACAGATAGTACAGATGACATTCATATTCACATCAGTGTTTAAGTGCAAGGCGGTGACAGAGTAATGGATAAACTAACAAAATTGTATACCCTAAGTCTTATCATCAATGTGAGTGAAAAACTTTGTATGTTTGCAGGTGCATTAATGGTTATTTTCGGGGCGATATTCTTTATAGAAAAAGATGTGCTATCTTTTAATATGACAATGATTAATGCAATTATTTGCACTATCACAGGTATTATACGCTTAGTAGGTATGCGTGTATTTCTAAGAATTTTCTTTAAGAAAAGGAGGATAAATAAATGGCTTTAAAGAATTTATTTGACGCTATGAAAAATGAAGGGTATGTGATTAAAGACTTGGACTTGTATTTAGCTAAAAAGGCTAATGAAACAGACGAAAACAGAGCGATTGACGTAAATGCTCCGTCACAAGTTGGCAGATGTCCTCGTGAAAGATATTATGCAAGAACACAGTGTGTACAAGCTGACCCTAACAGTATATCACCTCGTTCACAACGTATCTTTGACAATGGTACAGGGGTACACGAAAGATTGCAAGGGTATCTAAAGGATATGGGTATTCTACTTATGGACGAGCTACCAGTACATAATGTGGAGTATAATATACAGGGGCATACTGACGGTGTGCTTGCATTAACACCTTTGAATGAAAAAGGTTATACTGAAAGAATAGCCATTCTTGAAATCAAGTCCATAAATGATAGGGGCTTTAGCTCTTTGAAAGAGCCTAAGCCTGAACACAAACGACAGGGGCTTGTTTACGTTTATTGTGCGGAGCAACGTAGACAAGAGTTGCACAAGAGATATAAGAATATCTTGCAATTTAAGCGTAGTAAGACAAAGAGATTTGCCGAATATGCAGAGTTGTATCAGCACCTAAAGGGTGGTTCAAAGTATTCTCGTGAAGAAAAGATACAATATCAGTGTCAGTTGCATAATCTGTTTGATAATATTCTATATCGCTTGAAACAGCCAGTTACAGAAGCAGTATTTCTTTATGAGAATAAGAACACACAGGACTTGAAAGAGTTTGTTATTTCGTCAAAGAGCAAAGAAGCAGAGGGCTTAATGGCAGAGATACTTAATGATTATAAGAGCCTGAACGATTATATTGCAAAGGGTGAAGTACCACCTCGTATTGCAAGTAAAAAGACAGATGATTGTTGCCGTTGGTGCAATTATAGAATTGCTTGTTGGAATTAAAGGAGTGATGACGTATGCCAAAATTTAACCCTGTAAAAGCACGTCAGAGTTATATGCAACGAATGGAAGGCAGTCTAAAGGATAAGGGTGTAACCCTCTTTGAGCCTGACAATAATTCATTACATATAAATTCAGATAATTTGAGCTTACCTGCACAAATAACAGAGTTGACGGCAAAACAACTTGGTGAACACCTCAATGCTTTCACTCAACAAAAGATGTATATGCGTACTTTAGTTGGGCGTATGGAAATCTTTGTTGAAGAAGCAAAGAGAAAGTACCTTGAATTAAGTATAGAATATTATAAAGACCTACCTGCTAAAATGGCAGAGTCAGCAAAGGAAAGACTTGTGGTGCAAGAGCCACAAGTAAAACCTTTATATGAAGAATACGTTGACCTGACAAAGAAATTGTCAATCCTTAGATTGCAAATTGAGAATATTGATGACGCAATATTCTTATTAAGTAGAGAAGTTACAAGAAGGACAAATGATTTTTCAGAAGAAACTCGTCTGCATAATGTCGGAAGAATGTAGGTGATATTGTGGGTAAGAAGTTTAGGGAGTATATGTTGGGGTTGCTAATCTTTGTGATATTTATAGCTTTTATTATGCTTAGTTTTTTATATTGGTTAGCAAGGCTACCCTATTAGTTGGAGTGAGGATTTTCCTTATTTGACAACAGGGATAAAAGAGTGTATAATGCAATTACAGTAAAGGAGCGATAATAAAATGAATAAGATAAAAGCTAAAACACCACTTCAAGATAGTGGTGAAAGAACACATTTTGAAACAGGTGCAATGAGAGAAATTGTACAGGGTAAAGGTAGGTTTGACTTATTACCTTTAGCAGAAATATCAAATATAGTTACTCAACTTAATGTTGATGACTATAATGTGATTTTTAGGGCGTTGCTTACTGAAGAACGTCCACCAAAAAATGGAGAGTTAGATGAGCTTGAAGTAAGAATTATAGCACAGATATATTTTCAATTAAATTTGTTCAGAAAATTAGGTAGTTATCAAACGCTACTGTCAACGTTTCATTTAGGCGTAATTCTAAACGCTTATAAGTCGGGCGTAAAGTTGGATAGCATACAGACACTTAACAGTGAGTACACTACTTTTTTCTTTAACACTCTTTGGGAGTTGGCAAAACATTATGAGAATGGGGCATTGAAGTATGCAGCACGAAACTGGGAAAAAGGTTTACCTCTACATAGCTTTATAGACAGTGCTTTAAGGCACCTAACAAAGGTAATGGTGGGATTGGAAGATGAACCACATAACATTGCATTTTTGTGGAATATAGTGTGTGCTATGTATACAAAGGTAAATCACCCTTCATTGGACGATTTTACGATTGCAGGAATTAAAAAGAATGGAGAGTAATCAATATGTCAAATTATCAACAATACAGTGACTATTACAAAAAATACAGAAAAGACAGGTATGAAAAGAATAAGAAAGACGGTATCTGTACTAACTGCCATAAGCGTCCAGCAGAAGAAGGAAGTTTAACGTGCAGAGAGTGTAAGGATAGAAGAAAGGTGAATAATGCCCAAAACTATAAAGAGTCACCTGAAAAGTTATATGCCATAAGGGCAGGTAAGCGTAAATGGGCTAAAAAAACTCGTGCTGAAAGAATTGAAAATCATTTATGTGTTAAGTGCGGCGAACCTCTACCACTTGAAAGAACACAACGTATGTGTATAGCTTGTGCTGAAAAAGAGGCCGCATATAAAAGAGAGTGTTACAAGAACAAACGTCAGAAAGAAGGTAGGGGCAATGTTTAAAATCTTATGTATTACTTTAGGAGTCTTTTTATTCCTTTACGCTTTAGTTGTTATTATAATTGGCATAAATGTTATGTTCCATAATGTAAAGACTTCAAAAGAAATACAAGAGCATATGCTCAAAAACAATATTGAGTATATGCGTAGACAAAGACAGCTATTTGAAAGACAGTTGCGTAACTCTCCGAATAAGCAACGTTTTGATGACAGTAGAAAAATCACTTATAAGGGCGATAGTGATAAAATGTCACAAGAAGAATTTACAGAAGCATTAAGAAAGGAGTATGAGAAACGTGCAAACAATAAAAGATTTTAAAGCTGGTACAGACGCTTTTATTCTGAATGTAGATAGATATTCAGAAAAGTATGGTAGTATTGAAGCTACACCTGTAACACGAGTTGGTAGGAAATACATTGAAACAAGCTCTATGGGACAGTTTTCACAAGATAATACAGGTGTTTTTGTGCCCTGTAATACTGTTTTCTCTAAATTTGAATTATATCCTACCTATACACTCGCAGTAAGGGGCTTTGAGAGATTTACTTTGATAAGAGATTTAAAAGAGATGATACATTATGGCAATGTTCTTGATAAGTTGACTCTTGAAAGTTTGCAGTCAATTCAACATATACTCAATAGCAATGACAGGGTGATTACTGTTGCAATTCCTGATAAAGACTATGCTGATTTTGCAGATATGGTTGAAAGGAATAAATCATATGTTCCTGACCTTGAGGGTGACAGCTATGATGAATGTGGAATAGTATTTGACACAGGCTACTGCCCTACTTGTCGACATAAGTTTGAGTTGGACTATTCAGACAGAAGTAATTTCTGCCCTGATTGTGGGCAACGACTTGATTGGAGTGGTATAGTTGACGATTAATGAATGATAGCATTAATAGACACCGTTTTAGACAGACATACACATAATTGTATTGTCGGAGAGTGTTTGATACCTTCTGCTGAACCTGATACTCAATATCTTAATGTATGTTTTCAATTAACCGAAACAGGAATGTTATCTTTTGAAAAGAGAGTGAGAGCTAATGCAAAGTATAAGTAATAAGAATTGCTTTGGTTGCAAGTATTTAAGGGTGTATAATACAGGGCTTTATGCAATGTGTGGCAGAAGAATATTTAATTCCACTTGGGAGTATTCTTGGGAAAAGGAAGCTAAAGAAACACCTGCTTGTGAAGAACGAAATTATTAAATAAGGGAGCGAATAGGTATGATACAAATATATAAAGCTAAAAGTAAGGCGACAGACGAATGGGCAACAGGCTATCTTGTTAAGGGATATGCTGGACTTAGAATTGACGCTTTTATACTTCCTCTTAAAAACATTTCAGCTTATCCCAGTGCTGATTTAAGTAGAATATGGGCAGAAGGCATTGAGGTAGACGCTTCTACTATTTGTGCATATACAGGTTTAGCTGATAACCTTAAATGTGACATATATGAGTGGGACATTGTTGGAGGCAACGATTATATTGACGGAGTATTTATTGTCCGTTTCGGGTGGTATTTCTTTAAGGATAGCAACTATTACGGTTGGTATCTTGACGGTAAGGTACAGCCAACAGGTGAGCATACTATTCTTCCTATGACACCTAATTGTCACGTTATAGGTAATGTATTTGATAGTGAGAGAGCCACCAAAGCATTAAAGATTATAACAAGAGAAGAAATTGAACGAGCAAATACTTTAAATTTTAGAGAACTTCACTGATAGGGGTGATAATAAATGAAGTATCAGCGAGATAAGAGTACAAAGTGTCACTTGAGAATGGGTGCATTTGAGTCAATACAGTGGCAGGGTAATAATATATCCGCATTGGGACAGTTTTGTAAGGAGCATTATTACTATTATTTGGAGATACCTTCTTGTAATTTTGTTATGGGGTCAAGGTCAGATAGTAGATTATTTATAACATTGCACTTAGGTGATTATGCCATAAAGACAGCAGACGGAGAGATATTTAAGTGTGACTCTAAGTTATACAATAAAATTTTAAAAGAAGTTTAAGGAGTGAAAGTATTATGAAAGAAGAAGTGTTTAAGTCAAAATCTTGCGATTTTTCGGCGGTGCAGTTTGACGGAGATAATAAAGCACCTATCATTGAATTTTTAGCTGACAGTGAATATGATAGTTTTTGGCAGGATAATGTATTCCATTTGGTGATTGACGGTCACGTTATAAAACTGTATAAAGGTGACTGGGTGGTAAAGAAAAATGACGAATACTTTACATTAAGCGAAACAGCTTTTAAGACAATGTGTCAATCAGCAGACGGTGAGAGATTTTCAGGCATTGTTGACGCTATAACAAAGTTAGAGTATCTTGCAGATAATGAATACTTTGAACATAAAGCAAAAATAAGACAGTTGATTGACTGGTTATACGTAGCACTTGGTACTCACCTTTTTGAGCCTACATATTCACTGACTGCTACTGTTGGTTGGGAACGTGTTGCAGATACCTATGGTGAGAAACAGATATTCTTACTCATTGAAGAAATGGGTGAGCTTACACAGGCTCTCACTAAGTATCTTCGTTACAATGAGGGTGGACAGCCTGTCCGTAAAAGTTTAAGTGAAGTTAAAAGTAGTATAACCGAGGAATATGCGGACGTACTTATTATGCTTATACAGATAAAGCACCTATTGAATATTAAAGATGAAGATGTGGACGCTATTTCCGAAAAGAAGTTGAAAAGAACTTTTGATATTATAAATGGAGATAACAAATATGAATAAGGCATTAAATGTGTTGAGCTTGTGTGACGGAATGAGTTGTGGACAGATTGCTTTAATTGAAAGCGGTTACAAAATCAATAAATATTTTGCAAGTGAAATTGATAAGAACGCAATAAAGGTTACACAAGACAACTTCCCTGATACAATACAAATAGGTGACGTTATGAACTTTGTTGAAGAAGTTGATGACGAACTCATTGTCAAAGGTGACGCTTTAAGTAATCTACCTAAGATTGATTTAGTTATATTCGGAAGTCCTTGCTGTTCACTTTCAAAGGCAACGGCAGGGCGAAAAGAATATAATAATGGCTTAAAAGGTGTATCGTGGTTATTCTATCCCTGTAATGCTATACTACAATGGATAAAGGTGAATAATAACCCTGACGTTCTCTTTATGATTGAGAATGTGGACAGTAATAATAAGACTGATATAGCTAAGATAACAAAAGCGGTAGGCATTGAACCAGTTTTAATTGACAGTAATATATTTTCGGCACAAGATAGAAAGCGTTTTTATTGGACAAAATATACCTATCGCTCCATTACCTTTAGCCAGTAAGCAGGTAATAAAGGATATAATGGATAAAGATGTGCCTGAAAAATATTTCTATGAGCAGGGTTTTGATTTTCACGGTAACAGTAAGAAAGTTATAGCCACTTTACATATTAATGGACACGATATTCTGAAAAGAGTTAATAACATCAATTTTAAAAGTCCTACTTTGACAGGTTGTCGGGGTGGAAATACACAGAAGAAAATTTTGGATAGAAACAGGTGTAGAAAACTTACTCCAAACGAGTATAGGAAGTTGCAGACAATACCTGATTGGTACAAGATGAATGTAGCTGACTCTCATATACAATTTGTGTGGTGACGGTTGGACAATAGAAGTTATAAAGCACATCTTTAAAGGAATAAAGAAAGTAGGTGATTTCAATGGAAATAGCAGTAAATGCAAAGGACGGAAGCATAACACGCTTAGACATAACAGACGAGCAAGCAAATTATTTAGGGTTGTCAGCAGAGGGTAAACCTCTATATGATACAGGCTTTAATAGAGTTGCTTACAACCAACCTTATTTTTATATAGATTTAGTTGTTAAGAAGTCGGTAGATAACCATACTATTGACGCTGATACGTTATACAGTCACGCAAATTATTATAATAATAAGCAGTTTGCCCATAAGGTGTTAAAGGCAGTATGGATATATTTAAAATTACTGCAATGGCAAGCCCTTAATGATGACGAGCTAGTATCAACATATAACCCAAATGAACAGCCTAAAATTAGGTGGGTAATCTCAAAGGAAACAGGCTATGATAAACCTACATATGTAGCAAGGTCACAATCTTTTGAGTATGATATGATTAATCAAGTCTATTTTTCATCAGCGGAAAAGTGTAATGAAGCTATCCAAGAATTTAAGGAAGATATAGACTGGTACTTTAGTGAATTTCAAGGTAAAACACATATCGGTTATACAGAAAGGATAGAGAAAGATGAAATTTAAAATAAAAGTGAATGGTAAAACAGACTTTATAAACATTTCAAAAGAAAAAGCGACTAAATTAGGGCTTATAAAGTCTAATTTAACTGGCTATGAGAGAGCAAGAAGCGGTGAAACCTATTATGTAGTATCAAGTAATGGGGTAATGAACCTAACAGAAGATAGTTATTATGATGATATAGTATTGTTCGACAGCGGTAATTATTTTACTTCCAAGGAAATTGCACAATGTGTAAATAGAGCTACTACTCTTAAAAATATGTTGCGAAAATTTCAGGCAGACAACGATAGGGCAATAACCAGTAAAGATTGGAAAGAAAGTACAATGTCTAAGTGGTACTTTACTTACAATTATGCTAATGATACAATTCTTGTATATGACTCGTTTCGTGTTCGTGATTTTGATACGATTTATTTCACGTCAAAAGAGCTTTGTGAGCAGGCGGTTAAAACTTTTGAGTCGGAAATTAAGTGGTATTATAAAAGCTATCTGCAACGACTGGACGAGGTAAAGTGCCATTTGCCTAAAACGGAACAATCTGCTATAATAAGTCTATCAGAATAATCTTATGTGGGGTGAAGTACAATGGCAAAGAGAAAGAAAAGGGGTAAGCGTCCAAACAATAATGCAGTATTACAACGTGAGATAGCTAAAGCGACAGATGATTTACGTTTAAAGGTATCAGCAAATGCTTTAGAAATGCTTACTGTAATACCTGCTTATGTTTTACATACAGAGTTTGGCTTTGGCAAAAAGAGAGCTTTACAATTTATGAATAGCTTTTTCAGAGTTAGTGACGCAGTTGTTCAGGGGCAAGTAAAGATTGATACTTTGCACGAAGAATTGAAACAGGCTTTAGGTATTGAAGTTGATATAGACTGGAAA